AACAATCTATGAAGGATTGTCAGGAAGGACATTAACTTTATCGGTAAGCAACGCAACCGATACGATTGATGTTAAATACTACGAAAGCGGTACGCTGTTAGCGACTGACACAAACATAACAGTAACAAGTGGTTCTGCGACTTCAACTGTTCCTTCTGCGGTTTATGGGCAGACTGCTGGGGATACGATTTCGATTCAGGTGTTTAACGTGGATGGAACGCCTTCGTCTAATAATATAGATAAAACAGTCTTAGCATTACCTTCTGGTGGAACCAAAACAACTTCAGGTAATTACCACATACACACCTTTACTACATCAGGAACCTTTACTGTCCCATCTAACCTTACTCTGAGTAACGTCGAGTATCTTGTTATTGCGGGTGGAGGTGGTGGTGGCGGTTCTACTGCTGGAGGAGGAGGTGCTGGAGGTTATCGTTGTTCTGTTGCGGGTGAAACCTCTGGAGGTGGAGCAAGTGCAGAATCGACGCTTTCATTATCAACAGGTAGCTACACTGTTACTGTAGGCGGGGGTGGAGCAGGTTCACGGAGGGGTGACGCTGGCTCCCCTAACAACACTAGCGGAGTCTCCAGTGTATTTGGCACTATTACTTCCATAGGTGGAGGTAGGGGGTATAGTGGAAGCTCCTATGGCAGCGTCGTTGCTGCGTCCGGTGGCTCAGGAGGGGGAGGGGGTAGTTATGCCTCAAACGCCTCTCCTAACCGAAGTGATGGAGGCTCAGGCACTTCTGGACAAGGCTTCGCAGGCGGTGATGGTTTTAACCCATCTACACCCACTTACTGGGGCGGTGGAGGAGGAGGAGGTGCTGGGGCCGTAGGCTCTGCTCATGTAGTGAACAATGCTAGTAGAACAGGCGGTGCAGGGCAAACATCTTCAATAACTGGGACAGCAGTTACCAGAGCAGGTGGTGGTGGCGGGGGTTGCACTACCAGTGGGACATCAGCAGGCGGTTCAGGTGGTGGAGGAAACGGCGCAGATCAGTCGGCGGGAGCAGGTTCAGATAACACAGGTGGAGGCGGTGGCGGTGGAGGCTGGTATCAAAATGGTAATGGTGGAGGAAACGGTGGTTCTGGCATCGTAATTGTCCGCTACCAACTTCCATAGAGAGGATCAACTAAATGTCACATTACGCAAAAGTGGAAGACGGAATTGTAACAAAAGTGATTGTTGCAGAAGCAGAGTTTTTTGATACCTACGTTGATGATACCCCCGGCGAGTGGGTGAAAACCTCATATAACATGGGAGGTGGCGTTTACTATATAAATAATGTACCAGCCGAGGATCAATCGGTTATCGAAGGAGATGAAGCAAGACAACGGAAGAACTATGCAGGGATAGGTTACTCATACGACAAAGAGCGTGATGCCTTTATTCCCCCAAAACCATTTCCAAGCTGGGTTATTAACGAAGACACTTGCTTATGGGATGCCCCAATCGAATACCCAGACGATGGGAATATGTATCGATGGAACGAAGAAACACAAACTTGGGATCAGATAAATGCCTGAAACACGAGCCAGATTCTTATCAAACCTGATAGGTGCTACCAGCACCGACAATGACTTCACTCTGCCTGATACTGCGGTATCTGGGACGGATAACAAGGTTCTGACTTCTCAGGGTGATGGGACAGTTACTTGGGAAGAAACAACTGTTGCGCCCACGATTACTTCTCTTACTTACCCAACTCAAAACGGAGTACAAGCAACAGCATTAGCCGCTACTGGGGCGCAAGACGATACAGCAGAAACTTTATTAATTAACGGTCAAAACTTAGGTGGTGCTTCTGTTCCACCCACAGTTGAAATACAGGTTTCAGGAAATTATGTACCTTTTGCAGGAACAGTTACTTGCAATTCTAATGGTACAATTGTTACTTGTTCAAGCGTAACAAAACGTGCTGCTGCTGATGGATATAATGTTAGATTAACTCATGGGAGTAATAATTTAACTGCATTAACTAATGTCAATTTTAGTGCTGATCCTTCTTTTACAACTGCATCTGATTTAGGTCACATATATGAGGCACAATCGTTATCTAAGACAATTGTTGCAACGGGGGATGGAACAGTTAGTTATAGTGAGGGTACTACCACGCTACCAAGTTGGATTACATTAACAGGAGCAACTGGTGCATTAACTGGAACTGCTCCAAGCGTATCAAGTACAACTCAACAAAATTTTGATATTATAGCTCAAGATTCCCAAAACCAAACGCATACAAGAAATTTCACAATCACAACATTAGACACTAATGTAAGTTTTGGTTCTCTTTATTCTTTTGCTAAAGCTCTAAGTACAACATCTAATCAAACAACACCAACCAACAAAGGTACTCTTACAATAAATAGTGTCAGTCTTGGTAATTATGGTTATGTAAAGTATGGGTCAGACACGACAATTAGTAGTTTTAGTAATAGTGATTGGTTTGCAGGAACCGCAGACACATACAGTTCATGGGTTATTGTTGATGGAAATCTTACAATTAATTCAGGCCAAATATTAAGGCCCAGTGATAGAAAGTTGTTCACTGTACTTTATGTTACTGGGAATTTAACTGTTAATGGTGAAATTTCTATGACAATGAGAGGGGCCAACCATAGTGGTACTGGTAATAGTGTTGGTTCAACTACAGCCGGTAATATTCGTATTATAGATGGTACATACGGATCATACACAAACCCCACAATTCCTGCTACTGGAGGCACTGGAGCAAGTAGCTGGCAACATGGCACCACCCGCCCAACAGTAGGCACAACGCCAAATTTTGGAACAGGGGGTGGAGGTAATGGGGGTGCAGCAGAACAAACTGGAACTGCTTCGGGTGGAGGAGGAGCAAACGGAACTTCATTTACTGGTGGTAGTGCTGGTGGTGCATCTTATATTGCGAATCCAGATGGTAATATAACAATATCTGGAGGTGATGCTGTAGCTAATGGAGGTGCTGGAGGTACTGGTAATAGTGGTGGATACTATGGGGCATCTGGAGGTGCAGGGAACCCAGCAGGATCAAGTCAAAATGGTACTTATGGTTCAATCACTTCAGTTACAACTGGAACTGGTGGTGTTCTTGTGATTTTTGTTAAAGGTACATATTCAGGAAGTGGTTCAGTTTCCGCTAATGGTGGCCCGGGAAATTCAGGAAGCGGAGAATCCTATGTATCAGGAGAAGGTTCAGGAGGAGGTATGGCTACTGTATTTTGTGGCACAAATAGCTCTGGGCCTTCACCAACTGCAACTGCTGGTAATCATGGTAATAACTCATCAAATCCTAAATCTTCTGGTGATGGGTTTACGGCAATAATTGCAGGAACTTTACCATAAGAATACAAAGATATAAACATGAGTGGACATAGCCCAAACCTAGTAGCCTTCGCATGAGTGGCTACCCTAAAATAAAATACGGCTATCTTTTAGATTATGAAAGTTTCTTAAAATAATCCTGCTTATGTTACCGAAACAGATTTCGGAAACACTCACACTAAGTGTGACACCCAGTCATATAGAAATTCCCGCTTTTTATGTGGGATTTTAGATATGAAAGGCTCTAACACCAGAAGTGAAAGAAGAATGAAATGAAGTACATAAAACCGATTAGCACGGCGGTGCTGATCGTGTTGTTTGGCGTTGGGGTCATGACCATGATCGTGGCTCTAACGGGATGCAGCACGTCCCAGCCTCCAGCCCACAAACCACATCCCTATTCCGGGGACCACAAAGTCTCCCAGCTTCGAGGCATGTTCTCTGTCTGCCTACAGACAAGGATGAGAGCATTGCCTGGATTCCCAGGTGCGATCCACTTTTCTCACTGCGACTGCGTCGTGGACAAGTCAAGGGAGCAATATAGCTCTAGCGACTACAGCACTGTAAGCAGTACTGAACTGGAGATTTTCTTCAGGGACGCTTCTATTGAGTGCGACGTTGAGAGAAAAATGTTGGAAACAAAGACCAAGCCTGACCCAGCTACGCTATGAACCCCGCCGACCAGGAGTACTACAACTATGCACATAAACCAGAGGCAGTTATGGAAATAGAAACGTTAGTCAGCCTAGTTGAAAGAATTGGGCTGCCAGCGGTGATTATCGCCGCCGCTTTTTGGTATATCAGGTATTCGACTGATTTGGCGAAGCGTGAGAGGGAAGAAATGTGGAAAAAGGACTCATCTAATGATGAACGTCTAATGCGCCTCGTCGAAACCACAACGGCCGTGATGCAGGAAATGAAGGCGGCACTTAATGCAAACACAGAAACCATGAAGGAACTCCTCATGGAATTCCGACTCACAGCAAGTAAGAAATAATGGAAACGATAACAGAAAAGACAACAGTTAAGGGTAAACCTGAAAAAATTAAAGTTGCTGCACCAGTTTATACAGTAACAGAAAAGATCGTTTTAAGACGGGCATCGTTTAGGTTTTTACTGGCCATACTAATCTTGGGGATATACGCATTTACCATATATAGTTTGATGTACACATCACCAACTTTAGATCCGAGTATGAATACGCTTCTTGTAAGTACGATAGGAGCGCTGACGGTGTTAATTTCGCAGATCGGATCGTTTATGTACGGCGACCCAAAAAGCGATACTAGCGACGGGAATGGTGATGATAAAAACGGCAAATCTGAAAAGAAGCCAGAAGAATCTGTAAACATTTAATAAAGGGGAAAACATGTTAGTTGGAATGTTGATGAACGCGATTCAAGGGCTGGTCGCAGACCAGGCTCAAAGTTTGATGAAGGAGCATGTGCTTGGGAAATTAGAAGAACACTTAACCGATGATGCAAAAAAAGAACTGGACGAACATATCGACCAGATGACCGATAACGGGTTTAAATCAATAAAGGATATGTTTGGATAAAAATGCTTATTTGTCCTAAATGCCTATCATACCCATGCGCGTGTGATGACAATATAACCAGGAGAAAGGTTGGCAAACAAAAAAGATGAGTATGAACTTTACCATAGTTCTACTCGCATGAAAAAAGAGCGGGCTATGCGTAATAAAGCCCGCAGAAAAATGAAACGAAAACATGGGTTTTTAGATCGGCTGTCTGAAGTTGATCACATCGATGGCAACCCAAACAACAACAGCGACAAAAACTTGCGTTTAATTAGTCGCAGTAAAAACAGAAAAAAACAATGAAATATGGTGAGGGGTTTCTAGACCGGCTTTACAAAAAGAAAAAGAAAAAGAAGGTTAGAACCCCGCAACCTAATTACGGAGTAAAAGGGTGAAAGTAAGCGAACACTTTACAAAACGAGAATTTGAGAAATCAGGCACCGCACTGCGACTGGGGATTGACAACACGATATCCGACCCAGAACACCTAATGAACTTATCATCCCTTTGTGCAACGGTCCTTGAACCGATACGGGAGAAGTGGGGGCCAATGTCTATTTCGAGCGGGTACCGGGACGCTCGTGTTTCGGAGGCGGTGGGAAGCTCCAGCAAGAGCAGTCACTGTTTCGCCATGGCGGCAGATTTTGAATGTTTCCAAAGCCCCAGCAACCTCACTGTTTTCAATTGGATTATCAAGGAATCAGGGATCTCGTTTGACCAATGCATTGCCGAGTATTTTTCACTTCAGGAGGGGGTCGGAGAACCTTTTGACGGCTGGATTCATATTTCTAGCCAGCGTGATAAATCCAAGAACAGGAACGATATTTTACTTGCCGTTAAGAACGATGGCAAAACCGCATACGAGAGGATTAGTTAATGGCACGGACACTCAAGTGTGATGCGATCCAAGACCCAGATGGAAGCACACCGAATATATCACTGACAGACGCTGTCACTTCCTTTGGCACCCTGCCTGTTGACATCAACGACGGGAACATCGATGGGTGTACGATCAACACCAGCGACATCACTGTTGGCCTTAATAAGACCCTTAATGTCCAGGCAGGGACGTTGACGACCAGTGAGACACAAAAAAATGACATACTGGACGGCTCCTCTGCACTTGCTTTGACAAATATTGATACCAGCACAAATTACGCTGACGTTGAGGTGACTGGGGACCTGAAAGTTACTGGCAACAATATTAAAGATTCAGGTGGGGGTAACACCATTACAATGGACGGGAGTAACAATGTCACAGTTTTAGGCGACCTCACTGTGACTGGCAACGATATATCTACCGCCTCAACAATGAATTTTAAGCCTGGGGGCACATCAAAGATGGAACTTCAGACAGACGGTGACCTTGTGGTAACTGGTGATGTTACTGCATTTGGGACGTTGTCTGACAAAAATATGAAACAAAACATAAAAACCCTTGAAGGTGAGGCCATGCAGAAGGTCAACAAAATCAGGGTTGTTCAGTTTCAATTTAAGCCTGAATTTCAGAATCATGAAGTTAGACAAGGAACCCAGATCGGTTTGATTGCCCAGGAAGTGGAAGAAATCTATCCAGAGTGTGTCAAAACTAAGGATGACGGTACAAAAACAATTCAGTATGAACAACTTTGTGCTTTGCTCATAAAAGCATTGCAGGAAATCTATACACGGGGAGTCCCGCAACAAACATCGTTTGACTGGAACACCGTTCACCAGAACTCTGAAACTGGTTCAACCACCGCTACTACAGAATAGTTATGAGTTTCCCGAATAGTGGTGCAGTCTCATTAAACGCATTCGCAGATGAAGTAGGAGATTCGGATAATATTCACTCAATGAGTGAGTTTTATCGAAAAGCCGCTGGCCCTGTTTATGACATTGGGGACAACTCTGATATTCCTACCTCTGGCGCAATTTCATTCTCCCAACTCCGGGGCGCATCTGCTGTTGTTAAAAGAAACACAAGTGATGGGGTCCTTGATAATTCGTTTGGTGCAACCAGCCTTGCTGGCTACTTTAATGCTACGGAAAAAGCAAATAAGGTCTGTCATCTTACAGTAGACACTGTGATTGGTGGTAACGCACTTCCTCAAGCAGGCAGTGTCAACACTGGAGCGTTCAATTCAGGTGATCCAGTTTATGTAGACATAACCTCAAATGGGGGCATTCATGGGGGTAATGGGGCGCCTGGAAGTGCTGGTAACGTAAACATGAACGGCAATGGAAATAACGATAACACCCAGACAACCAATAACCCCAATAATGGTGGACCAGGAGGAACGGGTCTAGTTTTCGCCAGCAACCCCACCACAGGTGCGGAACAACAGGTAATACTTACTCCCGGTTCTGATGCAAGAATTCTAGGTGGGGGAGGTGGCGGCGGGGGCGCAGGCATCTGGAACCCCGGGACAAGAGGAAATGGTCAGGTTAGGAACAACCCCACCGCAGCAAAAGCTAATGAAGTTTATATTGTCCCGCCACATTGGCCATTAAAATTTAACAATAACCCCACAACCATTCATGTAACCACTAACTGGAATGCATACGCCCCTTTAACTGTCAATTGGGATGCAAGACCAGCAGTAGAAGGTGGAGAATATTCCACACCTTATTCTAGCCGAAATAATGGTAATAAGCCTAATTGGGCATCTAATAATGCCTCTAGTGTAGGTAGCAATAACGGGAACGCTGGAGCCGCTGGTCAGCCCGGCAATGCTGGGAACCCAGGCACTGGAGTTGCTCCAGGGTCAGGTAACAATGGGAACCCTGGACATCCTGGGGTCATTACCCCACCAACTATAGATCCCAATAATTTCCCTACTGTCACAGTCCAAGACATAACAAATACCCCACTTCATAGTGCCCCCAATACAGGGTGGGGTATTATGTCGAGTGGTCCTGTGGTTCAAGGTAGTGCTGGAAACCCTAACTACTACACCCAATATCAACTTCACGCAATGGTTCACTCTTCTACTGGTAACTACCCTGGCATAGGGAGTGTGTGTATTTTTGGAAGGCATCAGAATGTTTCTTACGGCGTAGGTCAAGGCTGGGGGAATTACTACAGGACTTGGCCAGTAAATAGCTACCATTGGCAGATTTATGGAGGTGGAGTAAACACAGGTAGTGTTGGGAACGTCAACGCAGAAGCAAACAGCGGCAATCCAGGCACCTTAATTGGTGTTGGGAATGGTGGTCCAGCGGGGGCAAAATATATTAATGGGAACACACATCCTAGTATTAATTTTGGCGATTTAGACCCTGGTACTACTCCATGATTCTACACGGGATGGCCATAACAGAACAGCTTTGCGCTGACTGGATTCAACATTTTGACAGGTCTTTAGAAGAAGCCGAAGTTGGTGGGGAGGGTGAGTCCCGCATCGACAAAGGTGTACGCAGAAGCAATATCAGGTTTTTTGGGAGAAGGCATGGAGCTTATGACCATGTCGTCTTCTCAGTCCTACAAATTTTACAGGACCTCACTTTTGAAATTAATTCAAAGATGGGTTTCGACTTAGATCCTGTGTTTAATTTTCAGTTCACAAAATATACCGACGATGAGGAACAAACCTATGACTGGCACAACGATACAGAATTTTTTACACCAGAGGTAAGGCCAAGAAAGTTAAGTATTGCTATTCCGCTAAACCAATCAGGAGTCCATTACAAGGGTGGTGAATTTGAAATTAAAAATTGTTTAGGGAGTAACGACACAGAGCAGTATATGTTAGGCGCTGGGGAGTTTATAGCATTTCCTAGTTTCATGTTCCACAGAGTGGCCCCCGTCAAGGAAGGGGTTAGGTATTCAATAGTTACATGGTTTAGAGGACCTAAATGGAGATAAATGATTTTATTGGTGTTTACGAAAAACAAATAGACAGCCGAATTTGTGAAAATTTAATTAAGCATTTTAAACACTTTAAGCACTTACCTGGGTTTAGGGAGGACTCGGGAGAAAATAAAGGTTTAAACAGAAGGGATGAAGCGGTTTTCTTTGAAGAGGCGACTCTAAAAAACAGGCAGTTTGGCTCTGCTTCAGGAGACATTGGGAAATTCAATGAAAGGCTTCAAAAGTGTTTCATGGAATATACTACTCAATATGGCTTGGATTTTATGAGGGTTTCATCATTTGTGGTCAAGATGCATCATGTAAAACCGCATGAGGGATACCACGCATTTCATCCTGAAGTATCCAGCCTAGAGAGTTCCGATAGGTGTTTAGTTTGGTTGTGTTATTTAAACGATGTCGAAAACGGAGGGGAAACGGAGTTTTTATTCCAAGGCAGAAAAATAAAACCTGAAATGGGGAAATTTTTAATTTGGCCTGCCCAGTGGACACATACCCACAGGGGCAACCCAATTTACAAGGGTGAAAAATACTACGCAACTGGATGGTTTAATTACACACAATGATTGAAACCCAGAACCAATTTGACGGTGGTATTAATACCCGCCTGCCAGCAAACAGGATCGCACAGAACCAAGTGGTTTCTGCGTCCAATGTCGATTTTTCCCATGGCGATATCCGTGGAGAATTCGGCATGGTTGGGGGTAGTAATAGAGACTTTTATTATGAGTCAGGCAACACCTGGATTTCAGAAGAGGGAGCGCAAGGGGCAACTACTATCTATGACTGGCCAGATAACACTGGGAACACGGCATGGGTAGCAGACACAAACAGCATCTACTCATTATCAGGGGGTAGTAATAGTGTCCTTAGTACTACAGCAACAGAACTTAATCTTTTTACAGGCACAATCCCCGACAACACAGAATTTATAGTCGGCAATAGTAATTCAACGGATTTCACTGTTACCATCCACGATGTAACCCGTGGCATCCATGGCGCAAATAGTTACGTTGAGTTTAATAATGACCTCTACATTTCGAGGTCACAGTTTACTATTACTGGCACCTGGAGTAGTGGCGTAAAAACGATTAATGTGGGGGCAGATTCCTACAAGATCCAGGTCGGTGATGTATTAACTGCGACCAACTTAGTTGCTGGTGTGATTGTTGTGGATATCGACACAGCAGCAGACACTATCACGTTATCAGAAAACACCACTGGCACTGGCTCAGGCGCGACAATCATTGTCGATCCAATTATCTCAAAGTATGTAGACGGTGACATAACAACCTCATTCCGAGTAGGCGCACAGTCACCCATCCCCACGATTTCTTTTACACAAACAGCAGGAACAAGTACAAACACTGCCCGTAATAACAGCCATAGTGCTGGCTGGTTTTCTACACCTATTCTAATTCCGTTTCAATACGCACTTTCGTTTTATGACGAAACAGGTGTTGAATCAAAAGTAAGCGAGTTTAGTTCACTGCCATTTGGTACAACTAACTTTAGTGCTTCTTACCTAAATACACCCCAGTACATCAACATTACTAATGTCACTAGGGCAAATGCCACAAGCACTAGGAACGGGAGATATGCCCTCTATAGGGTTGGAGGAACAAGTGCGGTTACAAAAAGATGTGCAAATTTATATTTAGATACCGCCTTGAGTGTCGCAACAACATTACAGACAACAAGTTCGTCTAACGATACTGTCAGGGTTACACTTACTGGCACACAGTCTAGCCATAAATACGCTGTTCGCTGGTTCTCCTACAACGGGCATAATTACGATTATAGTGCGACAAATTACAGTGGTGCCATCTCTGGGATTACTGACTTCAAGCAGGGTGGTCCACTCACATTTGACTTAGTTAGAAACGCAGGCTCATCCCATGAATTAGACATCCAGGTGGTTATGACCATCCCCGGTGAGACTGTGTCAAGGGAGTACATTTGCAGGACCTTAAACCACCATGGTGCCACAGTAACAGATGGCGGTTCAGGTCTAACTGATACACATGATTTCATCGATTGGCTAACTCCATCAGCCTTAACAGACATTCAACCGATTGAAGACGATAAAACACCTGTACGATCTCTTACATCACTTATAGAGAGTAATAACCTGTTTTTTGCAGTCAAAAATAACAGGGTCCACTGTTCTTCCTATGGAAATCCTAACGAATGGCCACAGTATGGTTATTTAGATTTTGACCAGCCTGTAACTGGACTGGGAAAGCTTACTGGGGAGTTGGTTGTATTTACAGAATATGGGATCTACAGGGTTTATGGAAGTGATCCGCTTAACCTCAGAAAGGTTGAAATCCCGACAGTAGAGGGTGTGCCTGCAGGACTGGAAAAATGCATCAGCCGTTTTGCTGGTGGTGTGATGTTTGTCTCACACAATGGAATCTGTTTTTACGATGGTGCAAACGTCAATGTCGTAACACAAAATCTGTTAGATTCTTTTGGCCCGCCAAGCAGCACCTTGGCCAACAATTCTGCCGGGGTGTACGACAATACTTATCATCTTTTAGGGACCAGCAGCACAGGAATTAAATTAGATTTTAAGACTGGTGCGCCAAGGATTACCAACACGACAATGACCGCCAGCCAGTTGTACTACCGGGGTAAGGTCAACACCCTACACGGCTATGATACCGTCAGCAGTAGTGTGACTTTAGACTATTTAAACGCATCTTCTTCTGCATCACGACAAAACTATTCCATAAAAACCAGAGAGTTTGATGGTGGGGATATTAATTCTGAAAAGATGTTTTACGCCTTCAGTCTTTCTGGTGTTAGTTTTACTGGAACCGCAAAGCTTTTTGTGGATGGAACCGAGACAGATTCCTTCACTGTAAGTAGTACAGAAACAGACTTTAACAGGACGTTCTATGCTACCTCTCCAAGGACAGGGAATGCTGCAAATGTAGAGATCACCAATGGTGCTGGACAGGTCGAAAAGATTAGCGTTAGGAGTGATTTAAAAAGTTCATTAAAGAAGATGCTTTTTTCCAGTGTAACCATTGTCTACACGGGCACCCCTGCCATAACTGTAGACGTTGACGGGGTTAATAAGATAACGGCGACCACACTTTCAGCACCCACAGGCAATGCTGGAGAGGCAACACTTTATTTTCCTGCAATGACAACGGGGGTGGTCCCGCATCTTAGGGAGACAGGCGATGAGGCAAATGGCAGGGTTGTGAGCTTCCAGTATTCTGCTACGGATGTGTAATGGCAGAAAAAAACCCTGAGTATGATGGCTATCTCGATTTAACAGATCGAAGAACAAGGGAGGCATTTAAGCAAGTTTCTGAAAATTTAAGGACTGTAATTGACAAGATAACCAGCCTAGAAAACGAAATTGTAACGATAAAACAAAGACTGGATTCCTTAGAGGCGACTTAATGGCACGTTCAGTATTCCACGCAGTAAATCTACGTTACGAGGGGCAGCCCACCATAAGTGTCACTGTTGACGGGTCTGCGATTGTGACCAACCAGCTACTCCCTAACCACACCATCTTAAAACAAAGAAGGATCGAACTCCCGGCTGGGGCAGTCGGATACACCCCACAAATCCAAAGTTCGTTTTCAGATCCTCTAGGAGTGGAGTTTGAGGGGGTGCCTGAACGAAGCTACGCAAACCAGCAACTTTTTCATTTTTTTGAGGTGCAGTTTTCCGGGACCGTTGAATTGGAGTTGTATGCTGATGAGGTAAGAAAAACCATCAACAACACCGATGACACCAGTATCACCCTTACCGCAAGAGACAGCAGGAAGCAGGATATACGTCGTGTATACTTCCCGCCTTTGACCTATGGGTGGGTTCCACAACTGAAACATGTTGTGGATAGTACGGAGGACGGACAAGTTCTAAATAGTCAACTGCGTTCCCTGCCTGCACGTTTCAGTAGAGGCGAGAAAGAACACACTGAAATCCAAGTTACGCACCAAGGTGATGTTGTGATCGATGTCATCCTTGATGGTGAAACAATAGACACATACCAATTAGATGCCGATCCATACAGCCCAGACGCATTTGTTACAGAAAAAGAATACATATCAAGTGGTGCAAGGGGCCACGTTTTACAGTGGATACAGACATCAGGCAACGGAGAAGTAGCATTGTTTGAAACAGATACAACATTGACTGACAGAGATCAGCCACAACAGGAGGTGTAATGCCAGGGTATAAAATGATTAAGGGCCAGCCACACGGCCTTGCCTACATGACTAAGCAAGAGATGGAGGCAATGAACGAACTTAGGCGTGAACCTGGGTTGCGTGGGCGTTTGGCAAGGAAGGGGGCTAAAAAGGAATTTTCGTTTGTTGACGGCATCCCATCGTTTGATACAGAGGTGGAAACAGATCGGGAAAAAGACGCCAGAGATTTTCATGGGCAACAACAAAGTGAAGCACGTTCACAACAGGCATATAGAGATGCGGTTGCGGCTCAACGAGCAGGAAACTTTGGCGGGAGTAGTAACAACGACGGGAGGAGTAGAAGAAGTGGCAGTGGTTTTGATCAAGGTCGCTACAACGCCTTAAAAAAGGAATTTGACGACTACAAGGCTGGCGAAGAAGGAAGAAACAAGGAAGCCGCAGAGAAAAGATTAGAGGAATATCGTGGAGAAAGAAGGCAACAGCTAACCGATGAGTTTGGGGATTACAAGCAGGATTATAAAGACCTTCGAGATAAAACAGACTTTTCAAGTTTTAGAGATAAGTTTTCTGGGTATGGCGCAGAGTCTGACAGGCTTAGAGGCGAAGCCGCAGGAAAGTATGGCGGGTATGAATCCCAGATAAATCAAATGGCCGATTATGGTGGCAAGGTCGGTCAGCTTGGTGACCAAATTGGCGGTGCCCGTGCGGGATATGCTGGGCTTGGATCTGAGCTTCAAGGAATGCAGGGTCAGGTTGGAAGTCAGGTTAGTAGAACCCAAGGACAAATGGACCAATACCGGGGTGATATCGGCTCTGCTCAGAGTGATGTAAAAAACATCCAAGGCCAGATGGGTAATTTAGCGGCTCAGGCTCAGGACCCTAATTACTTAATGAGGAATCGAGGTCTTTTTGCTGGTCAGTTGGAGGCTCAGAGAAAAGGCGCAGAAGAAGGGAATCTCGCAAACATCAGGCGTTCAATGGCGGCCTCTGGGGCAAGCCCACAAGAGATAGCAAGGGCTGAGTCAGAAGCAAGAAAAGGCGGGGCGCAGGCTGGTCGTGAGGATGCACTTAGGGCATCACAGATGGCGTTGCAGTCAGGCCAGAGCATGTTGGGTCAGGCTGGCGGGTTTATGGGGAGTCAGGCAAATCTTGCAGGGCAAAGAGCCGCAATGAGTGGACAGCAGGCTGGCATGGCCATGCAGGGAGGGCAAATGGGTCTTCAAGGCATAGGCCAGCAAGCAGGAATGGTCGGCCAACGTGGCAACATGATCGGTGCAAATATTGGGGCTATGGGCGCTCAAGCAGGAATGTACGGCAACGCGCAAAACCTTGGCTTAGGTCAGATTCAAGCTGGCGCAAACATGTATGGTGCTGGGTTGGGCGCACAGCAAAACATGATGGGTTTTGGTGCTGGAATGGCAGGCCAGGGACAGTCTTCACTTGGAAGTGAACTTGCTATGAAAGGTGGGTTTACAGGCAATATGTCTGGAATGACCGAAGCACAATTACAGGACGTAGTCGCCCAGCAGAACCAAGCTTTTGAAAAGGAGATGGCTGAGAAAGGGTACGCATACCAGCGTGATGCCGCAAATGCGATGAGGCCACGATCGCCATCGATGATGGATCAGTTAACAGGTTTTGCTACAGCTGTGGCTCCTATAGCAATCGCTAGTATGTCTGACAAAAACGTCAAAAAGAATATTAGATCAGCAAAAGATAAAGACCTGATGACTCCAAAAGAGATTGACGGATTTCTGAATTCTTTATACGCACACCAGTACAACTACAAAAACCCAAAACACGGCAAAGGTAAGCAAGTTGGAATCATGGCTCAAGACGTTGAGAAAACCCAGCTTGGTAAACAAATGGTAGAAGACACGCCAGAAGGCAAGCAGATTAATGCTGCTAAGGGCCTTGGATTGGTAATGGCTTCACAAGCTCGCTTGAACGAGCGTCTAAACGCAATAGGAGCATAATATGGCTGTAAATTATGATGCAGGCAGGGGTGGCAGAGGAGCCTACGCAAATTTAGCTAGGGCACTCCAGATGAAACTGGAGGCTGAAAACTCCCGGAGGGCTGAAGACATCCGAAGGCAGGGGCTTTTTGGTACAGGGATTACGCAGGAAAACTTGAGCAGTCTTGCGAACACTGGATTGTCAATTGCCCAGTTTGGTCAGGATCGGATGGACAAGCAAATGGCTTCAGCCACTGATTCCTTCAATAGGCGTATGGAGCGGAATCAAAAACTCTATGATCGTTATGCGAGTTCCACAGATCCTAATGATCAAAAGAAAGCAGACATGCTTTTGATGAACATGAATCGGGAACAGGACCGATTTGAAGATGCCATGCGAGAGTATGGAAAATCTGGGATGTTTGGCACTGGGTTTGGTTCGGATGTGGTCGATTATGATGTTGATGAATCAGGCTTCCTCCAAAACCTTGTAGATAGGGTCAATGCGAAACCAGCAACAGCATCCTCAAAAAGAAGAAGTTCTGTCCGGGGAGGAAGGGCTTTTGGGGCCAACCGCGTAACCCCTCAAAACCAGCAATACCAGGGAAGCGGTCAAACTCCTAACGCAAGCCCAGTTGCTACAAATGCACCACAAGACGATGAATTTGGCGGTAGAGGGACGACACCATTAATGAGTCAAAGGGTGATGCCTGACAGAGGCATGGAAGGAAATACTGGGCAACAATCAATGATGGTCCCCACCACTGCGACCATGACTGGAGAAGCACTTGGGCCTAAGAATTATGAGGACTACTTAAAGACTGCTGATCCAATGCCTTTCCCCCCGTTAAATGAAGCAGGCACACATGATCAGAGGATGTATCCATCGTGGAGGGAGGAAGAAGACCGAAGACAGTTGATGAAAAAAACAAAACGCTTCTATGACCCCGCGCAATTCACCACAAGGTAATAATGGCACTCAAAAGCGACGAAAACATAACTGCAAGAGAACTGCTTGAACTCCAAAGGCAAGGGTTCATAAGTTCAAGCAAACTGCTTGAAGAGTTAAAAAAGTCTAAAAGAAAAGAGGGATCTAGCGTTCTACAGCAAGCATTGGCTTCTGCACCAAAAGCACAAATGGCAGATCCTAGCGCGGTAGATGTTGGCACAGTGCCAAAGGTTAGAACACCAGAGGCAGGGCCTACTTCTAGACGTGGCCTTGACAAAATATATTTACCAAAAGCGGCTGAAGGCATGGCTAGAGACCGGAATATGTACGACATGGAGCCAGATCCCATAATTGGGAAGCCAGACGAAATGCTTGCTAAGGCCGCCTACATGAAGCAAGTAAATCAGGAACGCCAAGCAGAGAAAAACATGGTTGACATGGAAAACAGGCGCAACCAGCAGTTGGCAAATATTGCAAAGGATGATTCGTTTGCCAAGACAGGCAAATCCCTATCTTACAATCAATTCCTTGAAGACAATGTTAGTGGGGATCTAAAGGCAAAAAAACCGTCTGGTTTAATTGAAGAAATCTTAATGTCAGACACTTCACCGAAACTGCTGGAAGAATCGACAATCCGTGGCGACGATCCAGTTAATTGGCTTACTGAAGACATTGTTCAGACATCTTCACAAGCTGCTCAGGCTGACATCGATGCAGGCTTAGAACAGGAAGATGATCGTTTTGCACAAGCCCAAAAGCGAAGCGGGATAATGAATGATCCAAGTCAGATGCGCGTACCTCAAAGTGAGGACGAAGCAAAATATGGTCTTGGTACAGAAACCACTGAAACGCCACTTGAGGGTGCTGGGCCGAATCTTTTTGAAGAGCAAACCATAAAGCCAGACGACCCGCCTGAAGTCATGGAGATGAAGCAACTCCAGATAGACGCACAAAAGAAAAAACCGGGTGCAATCAAGGCTAGAAAAGAAATGTTTGCTGGACTCCCCCGGGAGGCTAAAGCCATGGCAAAGGAAGAACTTGGGAACTACTACGTCGATCCAAATTCTGGACTTGCAATCAACCTGACAGAACTTGATGCAAGTGCTAATAGACGAGCTCACATGATGCTTTTGCAGGAAGTCCCAAAGCATCAAAGAACAACAATGCTTGCTAATTGGGGATACATTGACAAAGAAGATGTGGAGAACCTTCCAGAAGATCCTCAAATTCAAAAAGCAAAGATTGAGGCCGCCAATAGACTTGCGGTCGCAGCCCTTCAGGATAAGGGCGCAACAACTAGGACGGGGATGCAAACAAGTGCAAATTTAGCCATAGCGAATTTGCAGGACGACACAGCAAGGACTTTAGGGGTTAGGAAACTCGATTTACAGGAAGCCAGAGACAAGGTTGCAGACCGAATTGCAACTGGTGAATTGACCATTAAACAAGCGGCTCAGGAATTAGCCCGGACTCTTGGGGTTAGGCAGGAGGATCGGTTGCAGGACATGATGGAACGAGAATTCGCATTTAAGTATGAAGAGATGGAAGGGATGGATGCCTTCAGAAATGCCCAACTGTCACAGCAGAACACTCAATGGACTGCTGATTTTATGCGGAGAGGTAAGAACGAACAAAGAGCCTGGTTGTTAAACAAACATAAACAGGCGATGAGTGATATTAAATGGGCAATGGAGAATTACCAGTTTGATTCTGCGGCTGTTTTTGCGTCAGAAAATGGTATTAATCTGGTCCCAAACATTGAAATGAAAATGAAGCGGGATGCTGCCAAATTAGCCAAGAAGGATCTTGCTACAGGATCTGTTGCCGCATTGGCTAGACAACATCTGAAGGTAACACCCGGTGCTAAGACAAGTGATGTAAATAAATTCCTAAACAACTACCATCAGTCCAGAGTCAACATTGTAAAAGAATTAAGTAAAACGAGGGTAGATGAGGGCACTGGGTTAACACCGCTTGATGCAGCATTTGAGCAGTACGGGATTGTTCCTTTTGAGTCATTACCACCAGATAGCCAGAAGAAATTTACAAGCCCAGCGCATTATAAAATTGCTATGACTCAACAGGTCATCGAACAAAAGATGACTGAGGCACACGGCCCTTTTCACGCAAAATATAAGGATCTTGAGATGCAGATCCAGCGCGATGGTGGAGAAGACAAGGGGGGGACGACTAGCAAAAAAGAAACAACACCTAAGACCGGCAAGGGGAAGGAAACTCCAAAACCTTTAGACACATCCATATTTGAAAGTGACGATGAACTTGCCATGGGTGCTTTACTCCCAGGGGAGATGGATAATGAACTTTCTATGGGGGCTGGCGTAACACCCCAGCAGTTATCTGAACCTGAAAAAGAAGAATGGGAAGCATTGAAGAAACGACAAAAAGAAGAGTATGAATCTGCTGCTAAACCGCGCAAAGGTAAGCAGGCAGGATCTGAATTATTCGTGGCGATAAAAAACTTTTTTGAAAGGATTAGATACAAATATAGAGAGGGGAGAGAAAAACTGAATTAATGAGCAACCAAAGCGATTTCCAGCAATGGAAGCTTTGGAATAGTATCCCTGGCGAGAGTGAAGAAGACGCAGTAGAAAGGTTTTCCAGAAGGTTTGGTTTAGATGCTGCGGAAGCTCAAGAACTTAAGGATGCTAATCCAAGTCTTCCAACGCAACAATATGTTCAGCAGGAAGAACCAGGATTCGGCACCCAACTAGAGGCTGGATTATATGAAACTCAGAAGGGTTTTGGAGAAGCCATTGAGGGTACTGCTGCTGGTTTTCTTGACGACATGGGCCTTAGTGGCCTGTCTGATTATGCTGAACAGTATGGCCGCGAATTATCTGCGGATGCGCGTCAGGAACTTCAAAGATTCCCAGATCCCCAAACCCGCCAAGAATTAGAAGAGTCAGGCACCCTGATGGGTGCGTTCTATAGGGACTTTGTTCCTGAAGGAATTATGTCTCCGCAGGAACTTGGCCGTAGTGTCGCTCCATCATTGGCCCCAGCTGGAGTAGCCCTTGGGGCTGGCCTTATTGCTGCTCTTGCTGCTCCCAAGTTCATCCCTGCCGCCCTTACCTATGGTGGCATCAAAGCAACATCTATTTTCACTGGGGCAACCTCTGCCGCAGTCGGTAACCTCACTGGATCTTTTATGGTTTCTGGGGAGGAATACGAATCTGGTAAAGAGAATCCTGAAATCCGTAATGCGCTTGGCATCGATGCCAACGTACCCTTCAAAAACTTATCACCACAAGAACAGCAAGCTGTTGCTGAGTCAGCCCAGAATGTCGCCAAAGACACGATGGTCGAAAGGCTCTACACCAGTGGCGCATTAGAGTCCCTTGCCTTCATCCCCTATGGTCCGCTTGCCATAAGATACCTTGCAGATGTTGCACTCGGTGCAACCTCTGAGGAACTAGACCGCAGACTTGGTGCATCCAATGTTGTGGATGAGCTTGTCAGGCTTGGTGTTGACCGGGAAGAGATTCCAGAATTGAAGGAGCGTGTGCTGGCCTTGAGGCCATCGATGCGGGATACCCTGCTCAATGCTGCGTTAATGGAGGGGATTGCAGGGGCACCAGTAGCAATTACGGAGAGTGTTGCATCAAGGGTGCTGGACCCACGGGTAGACAAGACTGCATCAGACAGCAAGCTGATGGCTGAGATGAAACAGAAGGCACGACTGGAGTCTGAGAAGCAGGGCTTGATTGAGATGCGGGAACGAAACCGCGCAGAGAAAGAAGCAAGGCAGGAAGAGGAAAGACAACGGGCCAACGAAATTAAGGAACGTCAGGCGGCAGAGAAAAGCGCACTTAACATCCTGAAGATTGAAGACCAGAAAATCAGGAACCAAAAGTCTGCGCTGGAGTTAAAGAATGCTGAAGGCCAGACCACAGGTTTTCAGGATCAAATCCTTCCGTCACAAAAGCGATCACTGCGGGACAGGATCAAGGGTGTACAGCCTAAAACAGATCGTCCAACAGAGCCTGAAACTGCATTACAAAAACTACAGAGGCAGGCACAAGCTGGTGGTGAGGCAAGGCTGGCAAAGGAGACAAGACAACAGTTTGAAGCAACCACTGAGGAACGTGTCACAGAACAGGAATGGGCAAAATCAGAACAACGTGAAGCAGAATCGTTTGAGGACCAGACTGCTCAGAGTTTACAGGAGGATCGGTATCTAAGACAGGTTGCTCAGGAAAATAAAGAGTTTGCTGATTCAGCAAGAAGGGAAGAGGAAGCCCAACTAAAAAAATATCAGAGTATGGGGCTGAAGTCCTGGAGTAAGCGTGGTGACTATGTAGACGGGGAAACACCGTTGATGTCTGCTGGGCAAGCAAAGTCAGTCCTAAAAACAATCCAAAGCTACTTCCCAAAGGCAAAATTCAAAATTGCCGCAAAGAGTCTCAAAGGGAATCTGCTTGATCCTAATTCCAAGGAAATTTTAGCAACTGGTGAGGAGGTTAATTCTGAAGGATTCGTCCTTAACGAGATGGGGGACCAGACTCCAGTTTATCTGGTGCCAGAAAATCTAACGAAAGAATACCTTGGCGATGATGTTAATAGTGCGGTTGATCGTATGGTTGAGGTCGCTTTTCATGAGTACCTTGGACACTACGGACTCAGAAGGATGTTCAATGCAGGAAAATTTAATCCTGAAAAAGGAGAGTTTTCTGGCTCACGCTACAATAAATTTATTAAAAAATTTGAACTTAAAAACCGCAGAAAAATCAATGCTTGGGCGAAAGGTGACCAGTATGGGGATGCTTCCCAGTTTGTTAAGGCGGAAGAATACATCGCGCGGAACTTTGCGGAAAAGGGTGTTCCAGAATTAAGCTTCTTCAGGTCGCTGGCTGTTGACATCAGGAATGCAATCCCCGGAGGCCAGTTCAGGCTCACGGAGGATCAGGTCATCAAGGTGCTTCAGGATGTGCAGAAGCAGTATGCTGGCTCTGACAGAAGCATTCTGGCAGGCACCAGCGCAACCGCAGAGGTTGGGAAGGATCAGGAAGAGGCACCAAAGATCAGTGCTTCCATGCGGATGATGCCAAAGACCAAGAGTTTCAAGAATTGGTTTGGGGAGTCAAAGATGGTTGATGAAGGGGGGAAGCCTCAAGTTTTCTACCATGGCACCCGTAGTAAAGATTTTGAATTCTTTAGCAAGGATGCCGCTAAGGAAAGAGGTGGGCTTTTGGCTTTTTTCGCTGAAGATCCAATGATGACCATGGAATTTAGTGGTGAAAAGGGACAAGTCATTCCTGCTTACATTAAGTCTGACAATCCATTTGACATATCGAATAAAGAACATAGAAAAGCCTTAACAGACTACATGCTTGAGGAGGGGAGAGAGATTCCCCGCAGTCTTCAAAAAACAATTAAAAATTTATCTCCAGACCTTGTTGGTTCAGAAGAACTTTCAGCTTTGAGAGATTTTGGTAACTGGAATGATGTTTGGCCTGAACTCAGAAAAACTATTTTGAAAAATGTGTTTCAGGATTTAGATACGAGTTTAGTGAATTGGAGGGTACTGGAAGACCCTTTTGTGGTGAAAGCAATAAAAGGGTTTGGCCACGATGGTATTTACGTTAATGAGTCGATGTTTTTTGAGCCAGGTCAATACAAAAATAATGAACGCGCTTTTAGTAAAGATTTTAAAAACATAGCTGTATTTGAACCAAACCAAATCAAATCCACCTTCAACCGAGGGACATTCAGTAAAGACACTCCAAACATTTCCCAGTCCCGCAGACCAACAGATTTTGACCGCTTTGTTTCCTTTGGCGGGAAGGCCCCATTAAGACAATACGACAAGAAGAAATTTGATCCTGCTAGGGCACCAAAGAAGACCGCAGAAGACGCAGAGCGTTACGTTGATGCGACCATACTGGAGGCGATGAAAAACAAAGTCTGGCCTGAGCGATTGGTCAAGGACCTGATGGACTTTGACAGGTTCCCAAAAGTGTTTCAGGACTCCTTCAGAAAATCCCTGAAATCTGGACTCAGGAAGCGGGAACAGGAACTGGCTAATGCGGTCCTGATGAAAGGCCGTGAAGCATATCTCCAGAAAAAGAAGGGAAATGTCACACCTAGTGTTACAGCACCCAAGGGTTTTGAGTCTGGTGGTGCCAGATGGAAGGAGTTGGTTGACGATGTTCCGAAGTGGGCGAGGACTACGCCTGAGATTCAGAGGGCGATGAGGAAGTCAAACATATCTTCTTCCTTACGGCCAGTAGACGCAGACCCAGATCGGTTCAAGCTAGATCCACGGGTGCAGAAGATCAACGAGGATCTTGCATCTGGGAAGATCGACAAGGCAACCCAGACTGTCCGGGTGAACAAAATTCTTGGGGAGATCAAACCTTTTAAGGCGGTGCCAGAGCCATCCACCATTAACCAGATCAAGGATGCACTTGGCAAAAAGTGGGAGAGGAAATTCATTATTGGCGACAAGGGTCAGAACATCGAGCAGGGTCGCAGGACCTCTGCACGTCTGGACATCAACGCATACAAGTTTAAGAACACCTGGGTGCCAACCATTCATGATCCTGAAAACAATAACCAAGTCATTGCCTATGGTCCGACTGCACATTTGAAGAATGTCGAATTCCATGGACGAGGAAGTCTGGAAGCTTATGTCGGTAAGGCGTTGAAGGTCGGGTTGACTGGTGCGAAGAACCCGTTTGCGATGTATGACGGGGACTGGCAACAACACGATGTAAATGCCCTCACAGAGCGCGCAAAAAGCCTCATGAACGACAAAGAATGGACTCAGGTAGGAATGAATCCATACCGACATTCTTTCTTCTATGACCGATCTGGAGGACAGCGAAATGGGCGACCTGTAGTCGGTGCTGATGAGGTGATCCAGATTGGCGGAATGTTGCTGGCAAAGAACGTCAAATACGGAAACACAGGCGACTTCAAAACCAAGTTCAAGGGCAAAAATATTTCGTTTTCCAAGAGGCTGAAAAAGGCTTCAGATGAAATGGCCAGCAACCCTGATTTCCAGAAATGGTTCAAAAAATCAAAAATCGTGAATGACGATGGAACCCCAAAAGTGGTCTACCATGGCACAATGTCTGAGAACGATTTTAAGACATTCACCGACGAAGAGGCTGGCATGTACCGCGGTGGGCTACTGGCATTTTTCAGTGAAGACCCAACCTTCGCAGATATCTACGCCGGCGGAGATCCGATCAAGGGTGATGTCAGACCAGAATTAGGCAGAATCCTTCCTGCATTCATCCGTTCAGAAAAACCCTTTGACTACCTCGATGCAAGAGCAGTGAAGAAGGTGGTAAAGAGCTATCTGAAGGAAGGGCAAGTTTCCAAAAACCAGGCAGATAAAATTGAGTACCTAGACAACGAGGGGGTGATCAGTCTGGGACCAAAGTACGCAAACAAGGCAATCACACCATCGGTAGTCAACGAAGAAATACTAACTGAGGCGGTATCCAGTGGCGCATGGGAAGTGATTGAGGATGCATCCTTCGTTGAGCATGTCCGTGACATGGGATACGACTCAGTCTATGTATCGGAAGAAGGCTCCCGCAACCTAGCGGTGTTTGAGCCACAGCAAATCAAATCTGTCTTCAATAGGAAGCCGACTGACTCCCCACTGATCAGCCAATCCATCCGTCCGGGGAAAGTTGTTTCTGAGGGTGCGTTTAACCCAATCACTGCAAGAATCCTGAGCCGATCTTTGAGGCCAGAAGTCTTGGCAGAGATCAAGGATGGCAAGTACATTAGGATCGCAAGTGATCGATTTGCAACTGGCACCTATAAGCCAATCGATCCAAACAACCCCTACCTAAAAGATTTCTACATGCGCGGTGGCGTGGGCTACACCATGATCCCAGAAAACCGGGAGGCTGGCGCAATGTGGGCATCCGACGACGAAGGAATCCAGCAGGACATTATAAACAAGATTCTTAATGGGGTGCGGTACGGACTGACCTACCTAATGAATCCTGATTCCCATCTCAGCAACCGCGCATTTTGGAAAATCTACGAAGGCGAAACACAGTATGCGCTGGACAAGGGTGAGATCGATGCTGACCGGCTGAATGCAAGAATACAAGAGATCCTAGACAGCACAGCAAAAAAGTGGGCGGACAAGAAGGACGCACCAGGATTAAAAACCATGATCTCAAAAGCGAAGGGTGCGACAAACTGGGATAAGGTTAAAAGTGTCATCCCTGACAGCACATTTGAGCAACGCAAGGACCTAGTCAAGTGGCTGGGTGGAGATCCTTTCAAGAGCGGGAATTCTAAACGTGCTGCGGATCTGGCGCAGGGTGCATTTGACGAAGGCAAGCGTACTACAGTCTACGGGGCCGACACCAAAGAACTGTATAAGCGGACCACACAAAATGAAGCCGTGAGGAACGCCCCATACGGCGCAGTGATGTCGATTGCGGAATTCTTTCCTGACTTCAAGGGCAAGATGCTCAGTAAGGAATTCGGAAAAAATCTGACAGCAAAGGACTTTGGAGTCACAGAGCATGAAGCCTATAAATACATCCTCCCCGGAAAAGACATTGCGGTGTTTGAGGAACCAATCGCAATGGACGAAGCATTTGATGAGTGGCTGGTCGTCAGGAAGCAGATTGCTAGAAGAGCAATCAAGCAATATGCAGATCGATATGACCTAAATAAAAATGATGTGAAGGATGTTTCCAAAGCAATGGAGAAGATTGAGAAATCCCCACTGCACAGCAACACCGATATTGCTGACAAGGAAGCAAAAATCTTCAGGGGGCACTTCAATGCTATCAAGGCAGAGAAGGCAAGCGAGATGGCCAGAGCATTGTACCTCGGCGGTCAAGCATTCACGCCACGGACTGAAGTCCTGAACAAGGCTACCCAAGTCCCGCCCGTTGACGACCCTGGATACCTGAGCAATCCAATTGTCCAAAACTTCATATCCGCGTCACTGAGGCGCAGTGCCAGAACTAGCACTCTCCCTCCCCGCCCCACCGGGGTGCTAGGTGGCCTGCGCTCTCTGGTTGGCAGAATGGAGCCGCTAACCGATATAAAAAACAGGGAACTATTTCTGACACTCCGCAGGCTGGCAAAGGGGGAGATTTTCCGTGCAGAGGAAGTTGGAAAGAAAGTCTACGATGCACTGAAGGCCAGCACCGACACCGCAAACCTGTACAAGTATTTTACGACTAAGGGCCAATCTCCATCGATCATAAAAAATCCGAAAGAGCGTCAGATGGCAATTGACGCAAAGAAGATGATTGAGGATGTGGGGAATGCATTGGTTAAAGCAAAACTACTGAAGCAATCCACACTGGATGCGATGGAGGGTGAATATCTGCCAAGAGTTTACCTGAAGCATTTACTGAACGAGGGTGACAACAGGCGACTCGCTCAGGGAATGAAAGCAGACTTATCATACCTCAAGCAACGTAAGGATATCCCCCCAGCTGTAAGGGATCTGATCCTTGGAGAAATTAAGACCCAGGAGGGGGCACCCGCCTATTTAGCCTCACGCGCCATCATGCAACCCGCGCGTGACATTGCGTTGCTAAATTTCCTGGGCAAGATCGCAACTGAATCGATGACAAAGAGGCTGGACTGGGTCCTGCCTCAGAGTCTGGTAGAATTCAACACACTGGATGAGTTGAAGAATATCGCCAAAGGCGAGAAGGACTTGAACCAGTTTCTCAAGGATCTGGATCTTGATGACGACTTCAGTGGTGTAGGTAAAATGGTAACGCCTCATTTCCTAGAATCAGAGGCTGACCGAATCCAAAAACAGATATTCCCTGTCTTAAAAGATAAGAAACTCAAACTGGCAAACAAGCTGGTCGCAAGGATGCGGGAGGTTGCCGATAGCGGTGTGGATCTCGCAGACCAAGAAAGAGTTTCCATCTCAGCAGAATATAAACAAATTCCGAAACAACCCCGTTACGGTGCCCTTGGGGGCATGTATGTCAAAAAATCCATCTACGATGACGTGGTGGGTGGATTCAATATGATTCGCACTGGCGACGAATCCTGGGCTGAAAGAGTCCTTGGAAACACTGGAGCCATGGGAACCTTTTCCCGCTACTGGAAGTGGGCGAAGGTTTCTGCGAATCCGCCATCTCACGTCAGAAACTTTATCTCAAACCTTATACTTATGAATCTGGGCGGGATGCCTTTTTACAAGATGCCCGGATTATTTTACCGCGCTATCCAAGACATGCGTGGCGATACCGGCTCCTACGCCATAGCGAAGGATATGGGGCTGACTGCGACCACGTTTTCCAATGTCGAGTTGGGAAGGATAGAAAGGGAATTTAAGGATCTTCAAGTCCGAATGAAGAAAGGAGGTGATCAGAGTCCACTCAAAATCTACGGAATGGTTCGTCACGTCCTTGGGACTGGAATGGATAAAGTCGGAGACATGTATGGTTTCATCGATGCCCTTGGTAAAACGATGATGCTGAAACATGAGATGGATAATAACGGGTTGACACAAGAGGAGGCGGCTGGACAAGCGGATAAATGGCTGTTTGACTATTCGTTGGTCCGCCCCTCGGTCAAGTATGCCAGAAACACTTCTCTCGCACCGTTCCTGACTTTCCAGACGAAGGTGTTGCCTCTGCTGTTAGAGACTGCATTGACGAAGCCGTGGAAATTCGCACCATACTATGCACTGTCTTGGGGGTTGGCCAAGATGTTTAAGGAAAACCACGATCTGGAGGATGAACAATATGAAGCACTACTGGAAACACTGCCTGAATATCTTAGAGAGAAGGCTAAGGTTCTGATGATTCCGGGGACTGACATCCCCATTATTCCGAGTAACGTGGTTGCCCTTCCATGGTTGGATGAGCGCGGGAAGATCCAGTTTCATGATCTCAGCTATCTTTTTCCATGGGGTATGTATAGTGAGCTCGCCTCTGAATTGTCTCAGGGACAGATTGGCGATGCGATTCAAACTGTAGGTATTATGGGTGGGCCTGCGATCAATATTGCGACTGCAATACAAACCAATACTGACCCGTTTACAAGGCGGGAAATTGTTAATCAATTTGACACACCAACTGAAAAAGCGGCCAGCGTAGTTAAGTACGCATACAATTTAAGTGCGCCTCCATTTGCACACCTAGATTTTGGTGCAGTGAAGCGCGCACTTGAAGGGTGGCTGGAAGTTAAAACCAGAGAGGGGGAGGTAAGATTTACCCCATTTCAGGGTGCGTTGAGGCTGGTTGGTCAGAACATTACTCCGATTGCTCCGATTGAAGCACGTCGAAAAAATCTAAGGTTCATGCAATCTAGACTGGCGAAGCTGATTGCTGAAAGAAACAGGACCTTGCGTGACATGCGAAAAATGGAAAAATCGAGGGAGGATATAAATGAAGAAAGACAGGCTTATGGAGAGAAGATCCAGAAGCTAAGGAAAGAGATTAACGAATACAGGAAAAACTCAAAGGTGCCTTCCAAATTCAGGGTGGCGAGCTAACGGAATTATTTGTTCTCCTTTGTTCTCCGTTCAAGATCGAAGAATCATCAATAAAATCAATGCTATGTGGAGTCACTCGGTGATTAGAAGTCAGTTGCTCTATCCAGTTGAGCTACGGGCGCAGTTACTGATATTATTGATGATTTTACTAAAACCTCATGCAGAAACAACTTCTGAATGGAGAACACGTTCTCCTTTGAATTAGAGAACACTTGCTGCTTTTGATCCACTTCTGCGTCTTTTTGCACGGTAATATTTCTCAGTAGTTGAGATGTTATGGTGACCACTGTGATCATGCACTTCTGCCATTGTTGCACCAGCTTCTACCATCAAAGTAATACCTGTTCTTCTCAGCGTTTGTAAAGGGGCATATTTAGGTAATCCAGCCCTGTCTCTAATGTCACCGAATCTTTCGGTAAGATGTCCGTATCTTTCATAATCACGCTCACCATTCCCCTTATCCAAAAACCATTTTCTGTTGCTGGAACCATCACCCAGATCCTTGATTAAAAAATCTGTGAGTGTTTGATTGTGTAATTCATTTTCTCTTGGCTTACCCATCTTTGGCAACCAGTCTAAATCTTCAACTTTTTTTATGACAATTCGTGGCGGTTCAGTGTTCATTATGATCTGATCCAAAGGGAGTGTCCAAACCTCGGACATCCTCATGATGTTATAGTAACAGAGCATGAAAGTCCTGTTCAAATTTATATCACCCTGAGCAAAAGTTGCCTCCTTGTAAATCTCGATCTGTTTTCTGGTGAATGTCTCAATGAGTTTTTCGGATTTTGAGACTTTGGGGGGCTTGATCAGATGCTTCAGTTTCCCTGTCGAGTGGCACCATGTGATGAAGATCTGGAACTGACGTTGATGGCAGTTCACTCCTTCATCCGTGATCCTCGGTAACGACCAGAGGAATTTCTCGAAAGTGGAGGCGTGTTCCCATGAGTATTCGTCTAGATCATGGTCGCCAATAGCTTCCAGATAGAGATCCGTGGTTCTCTTATAGAAATCCAGTGTCTTCTGTTTCTTGTTGGATCTTCTTGAGGATGGGCATCCATGCTCATGCCACTGGATGATTGCACTAGAAATAGGATTCTTGATATCTGGTAAGATCCCCCGCTCCTTTTTCAACTCCTCGTTCTTTTTCTCCCACAACTGATTGATGACGAAGTTGGGAAGACTCTCGTCTTTGGTGAGAAGCTTGATCGGGGCACGGGACTCTCCGGGGAGTCTCGCATCATGGAAACGTCCCCAGAACCCTTCACGATTCTCAAGTGCGAAGATCTTGATCTTCTTGTTGGCCATCAGGCGGCCAATGCAGCATCTATGACATCTTTTGCTTTCTTTTTGCCTACATCTTGAGCCTTGACGCATTTTTCCACCAAACCCTTTGACAGAAAATACTCGCACAACTCATCTCTTGCATTATAAAGCGAAATATCTTCAGACATCCCAACTTCGACATCACAACGCTTTTTATCTTCAAACCATTTTCTGTTTGAAAAAGACACTCCGTATTTTTGACAGATATTATCGATATCTTTCTCGCAAGACTTCCATGTCTCAAAATCTCCTGCTACCAATTCAAATGACATATCCAGTTTCATCACGCTCCTTAATTACTCAGTTCTCTTCTAGCAAATTCCAACGCCATTTTCTGTGCATCTACAGTCTGCTGTAGATACTCGTTTTCTTTTTTTGCAGATGCCAATTCTGCCTTGAGCTTCTCAATTTCAGCCTGCATCTCCCCTTCAGAGGGCTGTTCGACTGCATACATCTGGCCCTTGCCGTAGAGCAGCCAGTCTGCATTGATTGAATAAGACTCATTGAGAGTGTTTAAAATATTTGCACTGAATTCCGATTCATTCCGCTCCAGGCGGGATACCTTGCGCTGATCATAGCCAAGCAGATCCGCAAGATGCTTCTGACTCAGTCGTTCCTTTTTGCGGAAGTCTTTTAAACGACTCCCGGGGGTTTGTTCTAAATCCATATTGATTTTGGGTTTTCAGATTTTGTTTTTTCTAAACATAACGCCCTTTCTGAAAAAAAAGTTTGACATAGGCATAGAATGCACTATTTTAAGGCATCCTGATTACATATTTGCCTACTGATTGTCGCTGATTGCGAAGGATTCAAGATGACCGAAGCGTGGTTCGAGATGCAAGATAAAAAAACCGATTTTGAAAAAGCACTGTTCCATGCCAACGCCATCTTCAGCAATCCGTTGCGGTTCATAGGATCACGGGACAGAAATAATTTCACGTTTCAGCCTTGGGGACTGCGGACCAAGATCAACGTGCGCTTCATCAGGGACGAAGACGGGAACCTGATTGAGTTCGTTGAGGTAAGAACTAGGCGGATGAGGCTGGCAATTGATGTCAGACCCGTCCGAATTCACATCGGTCTGAGCAAGAAGGAGAAGGAACGCACCATTTATGTCCCATATTACGAACTTCCACACTACTGGAAAAGTATAGAGGCAGAAAATGTTACAGCCGACTAACACTAAGGTGATTCGTCTTGGCTACACAAACTCCAACGACATGGAGGATTGTGGCAGGAAGCTTTATTACAAGAAGGTTCTGAAACTCCCAGACCCACCATCTCATCCCATGGTTTCCGGGTACATCATTGAGGCCGGGACAGAGGCGCACTGCACTAATTTAATGACAGGGATCTTTGGTTGTGATGTCCGGGAAGCCATGCAGGAGGAAATGGACCAGCACTACCTTGCCTTGAACGAAGGCGACCAGAAGCTGGTGTTTGAAGAGTTTGAAGACAACGTGAAGTCAGTGAATCTCTACACCGATATGATCGATTTTGAACCGATTGCCATGCAGGAGTGGACGAACTTCAAGCTTGACGGAATTGAAAGGCCAGGATCTGGGAAGCTGGATTTAAGGGCCATGCGGAACGGACGCATGGGGATCATTGACTGGAAGAGGGTGAAGACTAAATCAAAGCCTCAAGCCAAGCCTGCCTACAAGCTTCAGTTGGCTCTGTACGCTCTTCACACGATGAAAAAATACAACCTGGAAGAGATCCCCTGGACAGAGAATCACATTTTTTATGCGGGTGGCAAGCCCCCGGTCATCATCCGCCAAGAGATCACAGCAGAAGATATTTACGAGGCTGTGTATCGACAGAGAATCCTCCACCAGAAGCTGGAAATGGGCTTTTTCCCCATGAACCGCCAATCCTTCTTATGTAAACCGACATTCTGTGCCTATTACGACAAATGTCATTTCGAGAATTTTGAAACCCTAGACGAGTTGTTAGATGGAATCCAAATACAGTGAGCCTAAAGCTTTGCGGTATTTGCTCAACATGGTGAGTGGCAATTGCCTGGAAACAGATCAACAGATTGATAAAGCGAGGACCAAATGCCTGAAGAAATCCAAAAACAAATAACACTGATCATTGAGTACGCAAAAAGAGCAGATTCAGCGGTTGATGAGGCAGACTACGGAAGTGCTAAATCCTTCCTCTTCAACGTCATCGCCAGCGGAGAGTCCGCAAAACTTCTCTTGGAAGAAGCGACCAAAAAGCGCATCGACATCAAGGTCTGAGGTCAGGTGGAGCAATGAGCAGATCAGTAACAGGAAGCGTGACAAGAAAATCAGGGAACGTCTTATACTTCATGGTTATATACCTGATGGGAATACCTACCCATGTCTGTGCGGTAAGTATGACGAGCCAACTGTCTGGTGGCTCTCTGGAAACAGGAAACGCCCCAATCACCTTTTCTGCTTCAGATGCACCAAGCGGGTGCTGGAAATCGACATATCCAAAGCAATCAAGGAATGGAAAGAACTGAATGGAAAAGTGGGCGAACAGATTTAGTTTCGGTCCCCTCACTGTTAGCTACAGCACCTTCGCCCAAGGGTGGGAGGTTGTGGAGAAGCACGGGGATCGTGAGGTAGCCTTCCGCTGGTTCCCGTCATTAAAGAAGGCGGAGGCGTTTGCATACAGCAGACTTAACAAGGGAACCATTTAACCTTAGTGAAGGAGGCCATGGATGGCTTTAAAAGACAATTTCAGAACGGAGGCAATTGTGCTTCCGCCTAAATGGGGCGTGTATGGAAAACACGGCTCTGGAAAATCAACACTCGCACTCTCAAGCGGGAAAAAGACAGTGGTCCTGAATACGGACAACGGGATTGAAGAAGTCCTGCAACAAACAAAAGGCGACATCTGGGTTCAGGATTTCATTCCTGAAGTCAAGGAAGCAAAAGGTGCGAACCAAGTCAGTCATGAAACCAACAGCAAGATGTGGCTGGGCTTACTCGACACTCTCAGGGATCTCGCACGTGAAAAGCATGACCGACAAGTCCTGGTCATAGATTCTTTAGATGCGGCGGACACGCTGGCACATAGCCACAGCTGTCATGAACTGGGTGTGGCTGCTATCGACGAAGTAGGTTTCGGCAAAGGGTGGGGACGCTTGCGCGGGAACATGCAAGTTCTCCTGAATGCTCTTTCCTACCTTAACCGGGAGAAACAGATGGAGATCATCGTCGTTGGCCATGCCCAGGTTCGTCAGGTCAAAGATCCGACGATGGAAAGCTTTGACAGCTTTACCTTAAAGCTGAACAAGCACTCTGCTCAGGACGTGCCTGAATGGCTGGATGCCCTGTTCTTTCTCGCATACAAGTCCATCATCCAGTCAACGGATGCTGGTTTTGGAAGGAAGGACAAGCGGGAGATCAATACTGGTGAGCGGGTTCTCTACACTGGCGGAACCAGTGGGGCTGAAACCAAGAACCGGTTCAATCTGCCACCGGAAATGCCTGCGGACTACCATGAGCTGCACAAACTCATCAATGAGTCCAGAGCAAGCTCTATGAAGGAGGCCGCATGAGCTTTGAAGATTTCCAGGGAGGATTCGTCATTGACGATATTGAGGAAGAGGCTTCTGTTCCTGAACAGTCAATAGAGCGGGAGAAGATCACTGTTCCTCCTGGGACTGGCTACAACGTCAGAATCAAGCCAGTCAATTTTGCAAAGGCTGTCCAAAAGAACGGGTTCTGGAAGGCGACCATGGTGCTGGAACTGATCGATGGCCCCTACGCAGGCGGAGCGTTGTATATCAACCTCTGGCACAACAATGGTTCCACGCCCAAAGGGAAACAGCGTGATGCGATGGCCAAGCGTGAGGTCGCACAAATCGCAAAGGCGGTTGGTGTGGTTGGAAGGCTTGACAACATTAGCGATCAACTGGCAGGCAAGACCCTGACCTGTGATTACATCAAGGCTGAAAAATCAGAATGGTGTAACGCTAAAAACTTCAGGCCACTTGGTTCTTTAAAGAGTGAGCCTGCACCTAAGCCAAAGCCCCAGACTGAGGGGCCGACTGAGCCGTCAGACGACATTCCGTTTTGACGAAAATTGAGCGGAGGCTCCCGTGGCCTCCGAGTGTCAACACCATGTACCGGTGCTGGCAGGGAAGAAACATTCTTTCCAAAAAAGGACGGGAATACAAAAAGACCTGTGCCGGTCTATTAAAGAAGGAAAAGATTATTTTTCCTACAGAACGATTAAGGCTGACAATCAGACTGTATGCTCCAAACAGACGCAAATACGACATCAGTAACAGAATTAAAGCAGTGGAGGATGAATTGATTGGTCGGCTGATTACAGACGATGAGCAAATCGATGATGAGCGCATCGTCAGGTGTGAGCTAGACCCTGAAAAACAGGGTTATGCAATCTTGGAATTGGAGGCCATTGAATCAGAGATACACCTACAAGGATGCGGACGGACGGGAGCTATATCAAGTAGTCAGGATTAAAAGGCCAGACGGGACAAAAACCTTCTATCGTTGTCACCACGACGAGAATGGAAACGAAGTCAAAGGCTGGAACGGACTACAGCAAGTCCCCTACCGACTGGAAACCTTTAGAGAGAATAACACTGGAGGCTTTATTTTCTGCGAAGGCGAGAAAGACGTAGACCGATTAATAAGTTTAGGACTGCCTGCGACTGGCGTTGCTGGAGGGGCGAATGGAATCACCCCGTTGCTGAAGAAACAACCCATGTTCTTCAACGACTACTTCAGTAGTTTCAAGGGTGCGATTGTTATCCCGGATAATGATGACCCAGGCCGCGAATACGCCAATCAGGTATCCAGCGAACTGAGTAAGCTGGGAATCGATGTTGTGCAGTCCATGCTCCCCGGATTACCCCATGGAGGGGATGTTTCAGACTGGCTGGATGCCAATCCGGGGGCAACCCCAAACCAACTTCTGGATGCACTTGACCAGAATGCTGTCGAGTGGGAAGAGCCAGAGCCTGAGCCTTCCAAGATCCCCTTCAGCATCGATGTCGAACAGGAACTCAAAGGTGTTGAGCGGGGCGGTGGCGAAAACAAGATTGAAGACACTTTCCTAGACATCGCCCAGGCATGTCAGAACAAGAAATTCGTCAGCGATAACCAGTTCAACGGACTCTGTCCTGCTCACGACGATAGACAGGCTTCGCTGACTGTCACCCTTGATAAAGACAATATCCTGATGCGGTGCCATGCGGGATGCTCATTCTCCAGCATCGTGTCCGCATTCGGAATCAAGCAGTCTCAAACCTTCCGACATCGACGCGCGGAACTGGAATACAGGCAGGCACAGCAACTCCCGGGGCCAAGCGCAGACGAAATCAAGGAACTCGCAAAGTCCCTGCTGGAGAAGTCTGAGCCTGAAGAATTCAACCATTCCCTGCTACCGCCCATCATTCAGGAATATGTGGCGGACGCAGCCGAGCTTACCACGGCCAGTCCCATTATTATTCTAAGCACCTTGTTGGCCTCTATTGGTGCTGGGGCTGGTCGAAATCTATCTGTGCAGGACCCTGACTACTATGTCGCCCTTTACCCAAATCTCTGGGCATTGTCGATCATGGGATCTGGGTCCTACAAATCAACTGCACTCAATATCGGCGCACGATGCCTCTTGGACGACGAAAAATTCGTCATGGGCAAGGTCAAGGACGAAGAGGACCGCATCAGAACCCTGCGGGATGCCGGTACCGATCCAGAGGATGAGGAACTTCAGCAATGCCTGAAGGATGTCGAATTTTTTCAGGCACAGCGCAAGATCCTTCCAGCCAAATCCACCTGGGAAGCCTGCATCAACCGCATCGATCAAACGGGCGGGGGGCTGTGGCTTCTATCCGAATTCGGTGGCTGGCTTGCTGGCCTTGAATCCAAACACAACAACAGTAGCGGATTCAAACACGCCATAACAGAAATCTACGATGTTCCCGATTTCTACGAACACAGTACAGTAGGACGGGGTTCCCGGATTCTCAGGAATCCATTTGTCGGAATTGCTGGAGTCAGCACCCTCCCCTTCCTAGAGGGGCTTCTCTCTAAAGACGATGCGGCCACAGGGTTTCTCGCCCGTTTCATGCTGTTTCGTCCGCCTGAAAAAAAGGAAATTCCAGAGGCATTGCCAAACCCTGATCAGGCCAAGATGCGGGACAAGCCTGCCTACGGGCTGGTCTACGAGATTCTGGAAAACCTGAAGTTGATGACAGTCCCGCTGGAATACACGCTGACACCCAAGGCGAAGCAAATCTTCACGGAGTTTCATAACGGGATCTTCAAAAGACTCCATGACAGCCCAGACGTGCTGAAGGAAGTGATCGATCCCTTCTGCAAACGCTGGTCACCGGGTGCCATTAAAGTCGCAATGATCAACCAGTATCTGCTGGACTCCAAGTCTACTCAGATCGGAGAACACGCCATGGCTGGTGCTATCTCTGTCATCAACTATGCAGAGAAATCAACGCGGTTCCTGTTCAGCAACAACCTTGGAACCTCTGCACATCATCAGAAACAACAAAAGATTCTGGACTATCTCGCAAGACGAGGCGGGACCACGACCAGAGGAAAACTTCATGCCAGTAAAATTCTGGGAGGAGGCGCAAAAGACTATGACTACGTTCTGGAATCCTTAGAAACAGCCTGTGAGATCGCTATGGAACGAAGCGAAGGTAAGCTTACTCCAGGCACCAAAATTATGCTTTCTTCAGGTGGATCTAAATGACTACCACAAAGGTCCACCACACATCACGCTCAGGCCAAGAGCCGTCACTGACAGCCGTAACGGGTGAAATACACCATCGTGGGGATGATGGAGCAAGTGTCAGTCAGGTTGAATATTCCTGCTTACTAGCGGTTCAAAACGATGTAGGCCCCCTGAAAAAGCCTGAAAGTTGTCTGAGCGGGATGCCTCTCTTGAGATGGAAGCGGGAGATCCGCACCAATCAAAAAGGGGAGGAATTCTATCACTATTACATCAAAGGAGTGCCTAGATGAAATCAAACTACAACCACCAAATGATCATCTTCTTCCAGCATGAGCCATGGAAGAAAACCATGAACCCACGGATCTACATCAGCCCGTGCGGAAACTACAGAATCAAGCGGTCAGCTGGCAGGCTGTATTCTGGCAAGGACAACAGAACCGAATTGTTTACGCTGGATAAAAACGAAAATTGGCAACACGTCGGTTATTACGCCGACACCCCGGAAGCCAAATCCGCTGCTGGCTACAAAGAGAAATATGTCAGCGCATCTGGCGTTGCACTCAACGATGCCGGCATTAAGGAATATCTCGCGCGTAAGGAGGCGGCATGAGGGAGTATAAGGGAGTATGGGGGAGTAAAAGGTTGTCTAAAAGTTTGATCACCCCATTAGAACAACTCGAACTGGACAACTTCCACCTCCGGGAAAAAGACGAACCACGGAACCGATGTAGTTTTTGTCGGAACGACTCCCTAGTGGAAGCACATGGACACCACCATTGCACCTATTGCGGTCAGGCAAACTTCGTCTGCTGTGATGGGGAGATGGCTGGTTAACGAATTGGCAGGGTGGCCCCATCCGTAAGGACGGGCTGGCTAACTGAAGCATATTTTAGTCAACAGACCGACTGCAATAATGCGGAAGGCTGATTTTAAAAACATTAGCGGTGAGGCTCCGAAGGCTGTAGACCCGCAAAGATTGTTTTTTGCGACAAATAATATGGCTGGTTGCTTGTTACTTCACGTTAGTTCTTCAACACCCTGCTAATGATCACGCCCCGTGTATGGCCTGTGGTTTAACTTAGGTTGAGCTCGCCACAGATCACCATAGTGGAGCCACGGGGCACCTACCCGGACACTTTAAAGACACTTTTAAGACATGTATGAAAACAGGCTTACCTTTGTGAAATTCAGCCACTTTGTTGAATACAAGCAGAAAGGAAAGTTCGTTCAAAAGATTCCACATGATGTCTATCAATGTTCATGTGGAAACCAGAAAACCATTGAACGATACAAGGTCAAAAACGGAAGGACGCGGTCCTGTGGCTGTCTCGCAAAAGAGGTTCATTCCAAGCGGATGAAATCTGAAGAGATGGTCAAACACCGCAGGGTTGGTGGAAACGAAGGCAATAAATACGGAGCAGGACCTAAAAAAGGGAATGTGCCGTTCAACAAGGGGAAAGTGTTCATGCCTGACCGACCAGGGAGGTTTGGAAGCACTGGATATTACGTTACGCCAGAAAGGGCGGATGCCATCTATTATGACCTCGAAGGTGAGGTTCATTCGGCAAGAGTTAAGGTTGCCCACAACAAAGGGAAAAAATTCAAAGACGGGAAATACATATGAATGATTTTGAAAGACTGGTCAAAGAAATGCGGGAAGCACAAAAACGATTCTTCGCCGCGAAAAAATCCGGGGAGTCGAAGGCTTTGCTGTCAGCCAAATTGGATGCGGCTGTCACCCTAGAAGATAAAGTGGATACCCATCTGATGGGTCAGATGACTATGAAATTCGATCTGGATTAATTATGTTTCAAAATCACCAGGATGGTGTGATTTGCGAATTGGAAGCCAGGAAAGAATTTAATAAATTTGGCTGGTACACCTATGATGCTGACAGCCAGTTTTGTCCCGATGATTTTGTGGCTCGATCTGGGGACCAGATGTATTCTGTGTCCGTTAAAAAAGCCACTTTTGAAAGAAATGTTGAAGGATCGATGGCAATTCAACTCGCATCAAATCCACCACATAATGTGCCATTTTCTAAATGCCACTACGACATTGTCGCTGGGGTCAGCCTGGAATTGGGTAAGACGTTTTTAATCAGAAAATGCGATACCGATGTCGAAACCTATATCACATTAAGATTTAATCGGGATTTGAGGAAATCCGGTGGTCGTCACTCCCATGATCCTGACATCTTTTTCCGACCTGATTGGTTCACCAAACAAGACTTCTCCCTTCCGCTCCACGTCGGTTAGTCAAGATTTGAGTAATCTTGACCAATTTACCCAAGCCGTAAAGCATTGAAAATATTAAAGAAAGGGCCGAAAATCGGCATTTCTTGAATTTTTGAGTAGGTTAACGTGTATAGACATAGGTATATGGGTGTGGGGGTAAAAACACGTTAGGTTACTCAAAAGTTCAAGAATATATATAAGATATATATAAATATATAAATATATATAATAAATACAGTAGTTTAGTGTAGTGAATTTCTCTGACTAAATCACTCAAAACTACTCAAAATTAGTCAGAGAATTCAAGAAATCGGGGATTTGGGGCCGAAATCGACCCCGAGGGAGGGTGTACACCAATGTGTGTACGTTAAATTACTCCAAGTGACTTATCATCACTACCTAAAATAACGCTCCACGTTAATTTAACTTAACGCTGTTGATTTCCATCCAATGTCTTCGAAATATCTCCAGCAGAATATCGAATTGCAGGAAAGTGTCTTTCTGATCAATCATGTGGAAAGTTTCGACTAAGGATGAGCGTAACCCACCCAAGGCCAGCCAGCCTTCCTGAACCTTGAGCTCGTCATTTGACATGATCTTGTCGGTGCAGTCTGCGATCATCCACCAGATGCTGGGGATCTTCACATTATCCTTCTCTGCTTGATCATGATTCTTTTCGTCCAGGATGTTTAGTCCTCTCGCCATTTCCGTTTCTTTCAAGGCGATTTCCTTGACTGCATCGATGGCTTTTTTTGATGTTGCTAGTTGCATAATTATCCTTCCAAAAGGCGTTTGATTTGTGGGGCTGCGAGTGGCTTCCCAGACTCTTGGGAAAACCCTTCATGAAAGAGAGCAGAAGCTATGTCACGATAAGAAAGCAGAAGTTTTGACCCTTTGCCTTGCTTTCGGAGTTTCTTTGCTCTGGTGAAGATTTTGCGACCATACCTTTCCTCTAGGGACTTCCTTCCTTCACACTTTCCTGTCTCTGCTTTGACACGATCTCTGGCTACTTTTAACTGCTGGACTGTGCTGTCCTTTTGATATTCGGCAATGACTCCCAAGATTTGGCGAATCATCTTCATGGAGGGACTACCATCAGAGAAATAATTCGGAGCATCGGCTGGAATGATGTGAATCCCAAGACTTTTGAGATCCTGAAATCCTAATTCCTGAACCACGACATCTCTGGAAAACCGGTCAGCCCTTTCACAGATAATCGTGTCAATGGAATGTTCCTCACAGTATTTTATCAATGCTGACATCCCCTGCCTAGATCTGACTGGATCTGTTCCAGAAACTGCCTCATCCCAAGCACTTATCACTACTTCGTATCCATATGCCTTAGCATATGCATGAATCGCCTCCTGCTGGCGTTTTTCGGAATCACCCTCCACGTTAGTTGCGGAGGATGTTCTTAGATAGCCTACAGCCTTTTTAAGAGGTTTTGACATTAGGTTCCTTTCCAAATTGTTTTGCGACATCTAACCAATTGTGAAACTCCCGATCAACATCATCTAAAATTTCTTCTAATATCCCCCACGCCCAATCATTTAAGTTTTCTACTGAAAGAACATCAGATCCTTCATATTCGTAAACACATGGGAAAACTACTTGAGGTGTGTCGTAATCTATATCCCATACATCATTGTCATCATAACCATGCTCTTCAGGGTCAAAGTAGAACTGAAGTATGGTAGGGTCTTCATTGTTTCTTTCACGTTCATAACATGCAGCTTTTGCATCTGTATTCTTTTCAAAATAATCACTTAGTTCGATCATGTTGGTCATTCCAAGCAACATAATCAACTCTTGAGGGTTGTCTATAATTATTTTCATAATTCCCTCCTATTTTTTATTGCCTTTATTTCTTCAAAAACAGAAAACTCCAATCCGTAAAGACTATTAAGAGCATCTACAAAAGTTAATGTAGGTTCGCCCTCTTCTTCCCAACCCATTTCAATACACCTTGAAACAATATCGTCTAGGTTTACCTTTATGTCTCTTTTGATTTGATTTGGTGGTATGGGTTTCTTTATAAATGCAATGACTTGCATATCCTCATCTAAACCATCAATCCAATCCGTTTCATTGTACGCTGTAAAAAAGTCAGAGCAGTCTGCTGGTTCATTTATCATTTCAAGGATACTTTCTACGTCTAAGTAAGATGCTTCCTGAACACCATAATGAGACATAACTGCACCTTTGAATTCTGATGATCTGTTTGCGTTGATAAATTTCATAATTCCTTCACATATCGTTGTTTTCTGCCAGTTGGCAATTTAGTGGATCTTGGTCTAGAGGGACACGACCATTTTCCACCATTGGTTAACCCATCAAAATCCCATCCACATGCCTTCATTGCCGTTGCTTTTTCGTTCAGCAAAAAGTAAGTGTAGATCTTTTTAAATCCACGCCTTTTTGCTTCACGACATGCCCAACCATAAAATTTGGAATTTGCGTTGAAGGTATAATGTTTTGGGATATCTGTTCGAACACATGATCGGTTGACCTCCAGAGTAGATCCATCGTCCAATGCTCTGGCTACTGGTCTACCGACCATGATGACACCGACCATGATCTGGTCCTGAAACCAGACCGATGCACCAAACTTCCATCCATGCGGAGGATTTGGTAAGTGTCGGTGATGCTGGCGAATAAAATCCTTCGCCAGCGATTGCTTAACAGGCTGGATAACTAAAGCCATTTAGTTAACTACTCTATTCGTTTTCTTAATGGCTTGTTCACGATTACTTACTTCCTTTAACACGGAGCGTGAAATAGAAAGTAAAGTTGAGACAGTTTCCTGATCTGCATTTTCCTGCAAGGCCAGCACTTGACCTTGAGGTTCATCCATCGGAATACCGCCGTTTTTAATGATGCGTTTCGCTTTAAGGAAACGCTTACGAGAATTCTCGCCATTTAAACAAACACGCTGACCATCGGTTCGTTCAAATAAATATACAGCTGGGTCACCATTATCGTTAATAACGTGTTGTCCAGGTTGTATATGTTCTGCGTTTTTAACCTGAGTTTTGGTTAATCTTTTTTGATAGGAAGTTCTTGATTTAGCCATAGGTTTTATCCTTTGTGATGATTTGTGAAACAGTTACTTTAGGGACGTACCGATACTCAACTAACATTCTCTGACCACATCCATTACCTTCGTCATCTTCACAGTAGAGTTTCATATCTCCGCAAAGATCATTCTTGTAAGGAATTCTGATTGAGATTTGTTCGCTACAATGAGGACATGTTATGAACATATTACTTTCCTGTTTCTGGTTCCATTCCACGCATGGTCTTCCACACATGTAAATCAACATGTGCAGTAGCCCAACCCCTGAAATGTAAATCAAATAATCTCAATGCTTGGTGTTCAAAATAGCCATAGGCAATTTTCGTTGTTGGAGTGTTTTGAGGAGCATTCACGCCATATATTCTTAGCCATCTCAATATGTGTACATCCAATGGAACACATTCAGCGTTTTCACGACTGTGCAGAATAAAGAAACGTGAAGTTTTCTTGCCAAGAAGCTTTTCTATTTCTTCAACTGGAGCAGTTCTTAGCCATTCAGTTTCTGGGAATCTTTTGATAGCCCCAGCGATTCGGTTGTACTGACCAGTTTTGTACAACTTCAGTAAAGATTTTAACGGACCTAGTTCATATCGTTTTAATGCAGTCATGATCCCCTCTTTATTCTGGAACCAATGTGCCTCAACGATTCGGTTGGTTATGTCAGCCATGCGATGTGCTGGCTTGTTTGCTGTTAACAAAGAAAACAAACAAAACGCCTCCAGTTCGAAGTCATTTCGCTCAAAATTTGTCACAGTATCTGGACAAACTACTGGTGGCTTTTCCCCTGGATTGACTAATTCTTGGAATGATTTCATTGCGAGTTCTGTCATATTAATTTCCTTGTACTAAGATTGAAGTTAAGCCTGCTTCGTCGCAGGATTTAGCACCACATTCACTACACTCGTTTATGTGCAAATACCACTGACCAAATGGGAATTGATATAGGCCATCATGATCACCCTCAATATTCCCACAAGACATGCAATGCACCTCATACTGTTCAGCCATTATTGCTCCACGTTAGTTAGTTATTGTCCACAAACAAAACACACATTATTTTTATAATTGGGTGTTTCTGCTCCGCAATCAAAGCATTCAGAAAACTCAATTAAATCATCAATGTTATTTTGTTTATTATGGTTGTTTATTTTGTTAACCAAATCATAAACCTTGCTTGGTCCATCACTACAATAAACAACATAAAGAATATGTTGTAATGTCTTTTGATCCATAATCACTCCACGTTAGTTGTTGATACTTTGTTTAGTTTCCGTTGTTTCTTTCCGTAAACCTTTCCAGACTTTTTAGTCTTTTGTTTGAATCGTTTAAACCAGTTGTCCCAAAGTATTCCCTTCTCCACGTTTATCTTGTCCATACTATGCTCCACGTTTACTTATCATCATTGCCAAAAAAAAGGGATGTAGCCCAAAGGACTACACCCCTTCCAGTTAACTAAATAATGGTTTTAATTGGTTACCAATCCACTCAATCACATTGACTGTAACCGCATTGCCCATCTGGCGATATCGTTGACTGTCAGATATCGGAACGACTTCACCCTTGTCGTTTATTCCTTGAGCGTTCCAATCGTCAGGAAACCCCTGTAAACGACATGTTTCTACAGGGGTGAGCCTTCTGATCACGATATCGTCTTTCCTTTGCACCAGAGGCGTATTATTGCCTCCTGTGCCCCATCTCTGGGCTATTGTAGGACAGACTTCTTTCGGTCCAGTTATGCGTGAATCATTTGGATGGGATTCGTAGAGTTCCTGCTGAACCAAATGCATATCTCCACGATATTTATTTTCACCACATTGGATGGTTGCAGATACGTCAGATTCAACGTATCTGTAATGGGACAAGGGACTGTAGGCTACAAGATCAGTATGATCTTTATAGTCCCTTGCTTTGAGGGTTGATGCTGTTTCATCATTGGTATATTCACCACTACCAAATCGTTGTAATCTGAAACCAACTGGTTCCATTACATTAGTTTCATAATCACCACGTTTTGTAGTTGCTTGTAATGTCGGAGAAACTCCCTGACCATAGTCAGTTAATTTCCCATGCTTTCTTAATTCTGCTCTCTGGAATGCTACTGCAGGAGGGGCACCACCTCTGGTCGATCCTACTTTCAATGCTCCACTAAATTCTTCCGTGTAGCATCCACCCATTGAACCACCAGTTGATGGGAAACTTATAGTTCTGAATCGACTATCTTTTCCAAGTTTACTTTCAACTGCTCTGGGATCACTTTCCCTTTGTTCTTTGCCCTTCTCAATATCCCAGCACATGCTTTTGCTGAGAGTTTGTATTTGTTCGCAGAATCCCTCTGCAAAATCTCTGTCAGTCTCACGGAAGGAGAAGATAAAAATCCTCTTCCTTCGTTGAGGGACCCCAAAGAACTGACTATCAATTGTGATCCAGAAGGTCGCAGAATACCCGATTTCGGAAAGTTGGTTGAGGACATATTGGAAACTTTCATAGTGTCTTTTTGATGTAAGGTTAGCTACGTTTTCTGCAATTGCTACTCTTGGTTGAGTCGCATTAATAATTCTGATTGCTTCATCAAATAATGATGATCTTTCTCCATGTAATATTCCCTTTTGCTTTCCTGCCAAACTAATGTCCTGACATGGGAAACCATAAGTGAATATATCAACATAAGGTAGTTTGGTTTCATCAACTAATGAAACATCAGAATGCAATTCTGTTTCTGGAAAACGATAACGTAAAACATTCTGACAATGTTTATCCCATTCAATGGAATATTTATGCTCCACATTAGTTGATCCAAAGGCATACATTAAACCTAATGGGAAACCACCTACTCCTTCAAATGCTCCACCAATTTTAATTTTCATTTGGCTTACTCCAGAAAAGTTTAAAAGCTATTTCTTTTGCTTCGTATTCATCACAACCTTCGTCAAGCAATGCTTGATATAAATCTTCCAATACCTTTTGGTTATCCATAGTTCCTCACTAAATGAGAGTTTCCTTCAATTAACAAAATTACATCTTCCAAAACATCACAACATCCCTGCTGAAAATGCATTTCTTCAGCGTCATCAGAATCAAGATCTGATGAACTAAAATTCAATTCATGAATATTCTTTCTAAGGCATGTGTCCCATTGAATGTCATTCATGATTTCCTGCTTTAAATGCAGTTGTCTTTTTAAGTAAGCGATCACTTTAAGTTTGTATTTATGTTCCATTTTAAACTCGAAGTTAATGGTTGCGGGTAACCAGTTAGTTCTGATACTTGAGTGTTAATTCAAGCTCTTTTCTAGACCATATGTTGCTCTTCTCTAATGGCACAGTATCTGTGAATGGAACCAAGATTAAACTGGCTCCAGCCTCTGCTTTGAAATACATAGAATCAGATCCATTCAAAGCCTCATTAATAACTGAAGCTATAGTTTCGCTATCGTTTACTTTCCAAAGGATTGGTGGATTGAATTTATACATAAATACTCCAAGTTGATTGTTAATAAACTACTTTGAAAAGTTTCCCATCATATCTATCTCCTGCTAAATGCTGATCGCATAGATCACAAATACAATTGGAGAAGTATGATTGTATTTCTTCATCATCTGGCTCACTATCTGGTGGACAAAAAACTAATCCTTTTTTAGTTAATTGATCTGCTCCATGTTCTACTCTTTCAATGGTTTCTTCTTCATCGTCATGTAGTGCTAAATAGGACATGTCACCAGATACTTGGAATACAAAACAATCACTACAAATGCGTACATCATCATGAAATTTATATGTTGGTATTTTCATATTGTTATCCTAATTGAGATTGAACCGATTCAAGAATGTCTTCTGGTACACCAGCCAGCCATCCGATTAATAAAATATTTTGTCTTTCTTTCTCATATTCCATTTCAATATAATGAAGTTCTTTTGCTTCATATTCACCTATAGTTTCATCCCAACATCTTTCTCTAAATTTCATTTAATACTCCAAGTTAATGTTTGCGACATTACAGTTTTAATATGGTCAGCGTATCTGTCTTTCCTTCTGATCTTTCCTCTGGATGCAGGATGAACACATGGAATGAAACTAATGCCCATATCAGTTAATGCTTTTTGTACTTTCTTGCCCATTGCAATGATGGGCATTTGGTTAACAAAGGAAGGAATTAATTCTGGAGTTTCAAATACATTCAAGAATGTATAGTCTGATGGTTCGTAACCATTGGTCCGTAATGCATCAAACAATTGCTTTCCAGCCAATCGACCATCTTCCCATCTAACATTCATCTCAATGGCTTTTTGAGATCTTTCCTCACCAACAAATAATGCTTTGTACATAGAATTCTCCATGTTAGTTATTGACAACAAAACTATCGTTTACTTTCCAAAGGATTGGTGGATTGAATTTATACATAAATACTCCAAGTTGATTGGTTAAGTTAAGTATGCAACAACATCATATGGATATTGTTTTTTCCCATCAGATTTATACCAAGACATTGATAATTGATACTTGCAGAATTCATCAATATTGATTGGTGCTATTTGGAAAATGGCATTACCTTCCCTACCACAAAGTAAACATTCCAAATTGGTGAGATCTTCATTGACTAATCGGTAGCCATACAATTTAAGGATGGTATCAATCTCACTGATTGGGATATCTTTAAACCATCCACCATTACCAATTGAAGACATTAAACTATTAATAGCTTTACCAATTTTGTTTCTTTCTTTTGCTTTCATTTAAAACTCCAAATTGATTGATTAATTATTGACAACAAAACCAGACACATCCTGCTTTGCTTTACCTTTTGCTACTAGACCAACAATGGATGATCTAACATCAGTAAAACGTAAATCATGCTTGTCACCATTAATGACAGGCATGTCTTGCCAAGATGGATTTAAATCAGAAGAGAAAACAACAGCGACATTTCCACCTAATGAAACTATTTTTTTAATGTCGTTAATGTCCGTAGTTTCATCTCTGGAAAATGTGAGATGGTAGTTTACTGGTAGTTCGTCATTGACAAACTTGAACATCCTACGTTTATTCTTTGTATAATCGTAGAAGGTAACATTGGGATTGTTAGTAATGATGGATTCATTACTGTTTGGGAGTTTAATATTCTCCCATGGAATATCTGAGGAACCATTAAGCCTAACTGCTGGCTTTAAACCTTTCTTTTTGCACTTCTTTACAAATGCTTTTATCTCATCATCTAGTTGATTTAAAAATGCTTCACGTTGATTGACAAAGAATAAGGTTTTTTTAATCCTTGCGTCCTTAATACTTTGCTGATGCCAGACTCTGCCAGCAAACTCACCTAAACAGGCATTTCGACAACCATCAGAAGCATGTCCACAAAGATTTGCACCACCATGAGGAACAGAAATATCGGAAGGAGATAAATAAATAATTGCAGTTAAATACTCACCTAAGGCATCAGATTTTGATGTCTTTGCATTGTTGTCTACACCAAGGATTTTTTGCTGTGCCATATATTACCTTTAAATGGATGATCTAGGACTATGCTGGCTGAATTGCCAGAATTGCCTTAGAATCAGTCAAAAAATGAAAAATAAAAAACAAGATAGCGTTTTATTCTCCTAAAATCTAGGCATAATTTAATTAATTTCATATGTGGTTGAAATCTTTAGCGAAAAAACAGCTGATCTTGCCTAAAGAATGGGCAAAAAAGGTAGGAATATCTGAAACTACAGCGAAATCTTGGTTATTGGCTGGATCTGTCCCAAGGCCCAATCATTGGCCTAAGATTGCCAAGTATCTTGGAATGTCATTCAATGAAGTTTCATTTAACTTCATGAACCAATTGGAAGAAGAGAATAGAATCAAAGAATGTATTGTTTGTGATGAGATGATAATCTTATGGCAACCACATATAAAACTCTGCAATTCTAAATCATGCAGAATGCAATATGATAGAGACAGGAAAAGACATGCTAGGATGATGAATAGACCATCGAACTATAAGCCAAACAAACGTAGGTTTTTGGGCAATGTAAGCAACCTAGATGTTAATAGTATGTCTTCGAAAGTAAATAGAGAAACGATTAACCATGCAACGGCAGAGTATTTAGCTAATGGAGGAAAGATCACTAAATTAGATGATGGAATCGCTGATGGATCAGATCAGTTTAGTCTTGAAATGATGGATGCAGGAATAGAATTAATTGAGATGGATTGATTAATGGCAGGACAAAAGAAAAACGACAATGGATTAACAGTAAAACAGAATGTATTTGCTTGTAGATATGCTGAAACAGGAAATGGGAAACAATCTGCCATCGATGCTGGTTATTCATCAAATGGTGCTGATGTTACTGCTGTTAGATTATTAGCCAATAATAGTGTAAAGAGAGAAGTTGATAGACAAATAAAATATTTGGCAGATGCATCCACATGGACAGCACAAAGAGTGCTTGCAGAATTAGGTGATCTTTATTTGCAAGCAAAAGCAGAGAATGCACATGGTCCAGCCAAAGACATTCTGAAGTTATTAGGACAGCATAATGGTATGTTTAAAGAGCAGAAATCAATTGAACATACGCATACCATGCAGTTTGAACGAATGCTGGAAGATAGCAGGAAAACTAAAGATATTACGCCAAGCATTCCTGCAATTGCAATGAATGAATCAACATAGTTGTAACAATATCTGAAGATTGTGTAACAAATGGAGGAAAGTATGCTTCAAACTTATCATCATTTGTCATCGATTTTAAACGGCATAGACCCACCTGGCGAGCCCAAAACTAAACGCCAGCAGCGATTAACCCCCCGGGGGGCGGACGGCCCCCCTACCCTATATTACATAAAGTAGTTAGAGGCATTTATGCCCAACCCCCTCTAGAAACAGCCCAAAAAACACAATATGCGAACCACAGTGGGGCTTTGCGCCCTATTGTTGTCCCTTGCTGGGATAACTACACCCTTCAGTCAGGCCAGCGCACCAGTAAACACCCTCCGCTTGGAGTATCGCCTGCCTCCCGCAGCCAGAATCCCCGATGAAGTGGAGTGTCTGGCCAAGAATATCTACTTTGAGGCTCGCTCAGAGCCGAATCGAGGAAAAATCGGTGTGGCATTGGTCACCCTAAACCGCGTAAAAAGCCCCAAATTCCCTTCCACAGTGTGCGCAGTGGTCTATCAACCCTCCAACATCCCCCGCAAACGTAATTTATGTCAATTTTCATGGTTCTGTGACGGGAAAAGTGACGTAATTCGGAACAAAGCGCGTTATAATGAGTGCGTGAAAATAGCAAAACACATATTAAGCTATCGTCGCAAAGATATTACGAAGGGGGCCACCCATTATCATGCAGATTATGTTCGTCCATGGTGGGCAAAAAAGTTGGAGAAAACAGTGAAGATTGGGAATCACATATTCTACAGAATGTAATGATTAAAAAGTCACTAAAACAGAAGGAGCAATGGGATGGCTACCACAGAGATGTTAAGGAGAAAGATGAAAAAGAAAGAATGGAACAAAATACAAGAAAGCATATCCAGCCAGGAGCCGATGACAGAGTCGCAGGGATTTGAAAATGTCCAAATAGAGATGACTGATGAAATGTTTATGTCTTTGGCGTTAGAAGCACATAACAAAGACATGAAACTCAATGATTTTCTTGTATCTTTGCTAGAAGGGATTATCAAAGAGGAAGGATATAATCTTGAAGTCAAAAAGGTAGTGAATGATGGCTGATTATAATCAAGACCAAACAAAAAGGACTGAAAAAATGGCCCGTGAAATTGCAATTGGACAACAAAGGCTTAATGAACAAAATCCTCAGTACGATCCTGATTTAAGGTACGACGATGTTTTAAAATGGGCGGATAATGTCAACCACCCAGCGCACTATACGAAGGGGAGTATTGAGTGCTTGGATGCAATCAAAGCATCGATGTCAAAAGAGCAGTACAGTGGTTATCTCAAGGGTGCAATTTTGAAATACATTTGGAGAATGGACTACAAGGGTAAGGCTGTAGAGGATTTAAAGAAGGCCGCTTTTTATTTAGAGCGATTAATTAAGGAAAGGGTGATGGAATGTTCGACGCAATCCTAATCGGCATAGCAATGTTTTTTACATGCCTGTACTACTTTCTAGTGCTTTGGCATTTATAGATGTTTGATCTAAAAACGATACTATTACTGTCATTTTTTGCCTTGGGTTTAGTCACAATGCTTGCCCACCGGGAGATGACGAAGCCTAAGAAGCCACCGCGGGTGGAGTACAAGTTCATGAACCTCAATATTTAATGGCCCAGTACACTCAGGAAGACCTCAAGAGGCTGGTCCTGCGCCTTCAGGAAGATCCGCTTTTCTATTTTGAACACTGTCTGAAGATTCAGGAGTTTGGAAGCGGTGAGCTCGTCCCTTTTAAGTTGAATGAAGTGCAGATGATCCTGCACCACATGATGCAACGCCAGTTGGAGCGTGAGAACCATGTGCGGATGATCGTGCTGAAGGCTAGGCGTTTTGGTGTGTCCACTTATGTGCAGGGGCGGTTCTTCAGGCACTCCGCCATGAACAAGAACAAGGTAGTGCAGATCACTACCCACAGTAAGGCGGCCACAGACGTGATGTTTGGGATGAGCCGCATATTTGAGCAGAATCTACCTAAAGAATTTAAGCCCCAGCTGAAGTACAGCGGGAAGCGTGAGTTGCATTGGGGGAGTGAGGAAGGCGGTCTGAACAGCCAGTTTAGTTTATCAACGGTTGGCGGACGTGAGGTTCGCGGTAGCAAGATCGACTATCTTCACTGCTCTGAGGTCGCATCCTGGGGCGAGGGGGGAGAGGATTACTTGCTTGGGTTGCTGAACTGTGTGGTTCAAGGGTTTTCCACGGAGGCGGTAATCGAAAGTACGGCGCAGGGTGTTGGAGGGGTTTTTCATGACATGTACTGGGATGCCCACAATGGCGACTCTGGGTGGGAGGCCGTGTTTTTTCCGTGGTATGTGTACAGTGAGTACACCAAGCCTTTTGAGTCGGAGGAAGAGAAGGAGGAGTTGGAGGCGAGCATAGGCAAGGACCCGCGCTACGGGGGTGAGGAGGAGGCGATGCTTCTTGGCACGGAAACATCCTATGACATTGGCCTAGATGAACCGCTTACCTTCAAGGTCACCTTAGAGAAGCTGAACTGGAGGCGGTTCTGCATCAGGACCCAGACCCAGAATGACCTGAAGAAGTTTGATCAGGAGTTTCCGCATTCGCCACGGAGCGCGTTTGTCAGCACGGGGCGTGGAGTGTTTGATTCGCAGTGTCTGAACGAACAGGTGTTGGCTTCGCAGAAGCGGATGCGTGAGCGTCCTTCTGAGGGTTTCAGCATACCCGTAAGAACCTGGCGTAAAGGAAGCCAGGAAAAGTATTTTATTGAGTCCATGGATGACGGGGAGCTACAGGTGTGGGAGCGTCCAGTCGCAAACCGGGAGTACCGCATAGGCGTTGATGTGTCTGAAGGGCTGGAGATAGGCCGTGACACGGACTGGAGCGTTGCGGTGGTGCTGGATGCGTCGAACTATCAGGAAGTCGCAATGCTCAGGACCAAGATTGATCCTGACTTGTTTGCTTGGCAATTAGTCTCATTAGGGAGGTGGTATGGAGGAGTCAGAAATCCCGCACAACTGTTTGTGGAACGGAACAATCACGGACTGGTCACCCTCAAATTTCTTAGCGAAGTCCACACCTATCCCAATATATACTCAGAGAAAATTCTCGATGAGCGAAGTAGTCGGAGCGCAAGGAAGATTGGTTTTCATACAACAGTCAAAAGCAAACCTCTCATCATTGACTACCTACGGGAGCTTATACGGGAGAGGGATATCACTATACATTCCCCCAAACTGCTTGACGAACTCCAAACTTTTGTAAATTTCCCTAATGGTAAGATGGGGGCGCAATCAGGCTCCCATGATGACTGTGTAATGGCGTTGGCCATTGCGTGTTTCGGTTGCAAAATGTACCCTCCGTCCCCTCCCCAGGCCCCCCGGGGCTACAGGCGGAAGCCTGTTCTTCAACTCTATAATCCCAGCGCATTATGAAGGATAACGTAATACACGCAGATTTTAGTTCTGATCAGGAGGCGTTTGTTTCAGACATGGAGGACGCGGTCAACGGGATGGTTGATGTGATCTACGACTATTATGATGAGGAGATTGCCTGTGAACTGGCTAGGGGCATAGGCGAAGCGTTGACTCAGGTTGCAGAGAAGATCAACGATAATTTAGGTAAGAAGCAAGTTTCTGATTGAAAATGTAGCCAGGGACGTTTCTTTTGTCGCCTGTAACACCACAAACAGGCGATGGCAGAAGAAATACAAGACGAACAGATTGCGGCAGTTGAGGTAAAGTCCTATTCAGCACCGTTAGATGACTTTGCCAATATAGTCAGGCAGAAGTTTGAAGAGAGCCGTGAATACAGGCGCGACCATGAAGTCCACTGGCAGGAGGCTTATGATGCCTACCGAGCCAAATACCCCTCCCGTATAAATAAGGCAAACGAGCTTGCCACGGAGCGTGGCATTTTTGTCAACCAGACAAGGCGTAAGATCAACAGTGCCAAGATCAAGATCGGCACGTTGCTGTTTGAGGATGGAAAGATCCCGTTTTCGATCACGCCTTCCCGCAACCCCCGCTTTTATCCGCCAGATATTCAGGCTCCGCCTGATCGCCCGGACATTCTGGAAGACCAGATTCTCAAGCGTTCCAAGAAGATGGAGGAGAAGATTAGGGATATCCTTGACCGCACTGCATACAACGACGAGGTCCAATATGCGATTCATGAAATGTGTCTCTATGGTACAGGATGTACTAAAGGGGTTTCTCTTGAATACAAAGACTATCCTGTCTACCGCTCAGTCCAAGATCCTGACACCAACATGCTTGAAGTTGAGTCAATGCTGGAAAGTGAGTTGGTCCCTACTTGTAAGCACGTCAGTATTTGGAATATTTTTCCAAGTCCAGAGGCTTCTAGCGCGGAAGACGCAGACTACATCGTCCAGCGATCCTTCGTTTCCCCGATACAGCTTCGTAAGCTGGCCGAATCAAATGACGGGTTCATCATGGAAGCAGTGGATGAAGTCATTGAGGCAGGGATTGGCCAGAACCTGGGATACGACGAAAGCCAGCATCCACGCAAGTATGACGAATCTACGTCGAACCAACTCAAAAAAATAGAGGTACTGGAGTTCTGGGGCCGGTTGGATGCCAAGGATCTTTCTATGGTTCTGCCATTGGAAGAAGGCGATATGCACGGTGCCATACCGATTGTGATCACTGTGGTTGGAAACAAGGTGATCAAGATTATGGAGAACCCGTTTGACGGGCAAATGCCTTTTCACTTCTGTCACTGGCAGCGTAACCCTGAGTCAATCTGGGGAGATGGGATCTACTATGCGATCCGTGACGTGCAGGCGTTGATGAATTTCTGTATGGCCATGATGGTGGAGGGCAAGAGCCTTTCTGCCGCCCCGCTCAGTGTCATCGATCCCAACAGCTTTGAGGCTGGAACCGACATGGAGAGCATTTATCCGGGCAAGCAGTACCGCGTGAAACCGGGGGCTTCTGTCAGGGACGCATTCATGGCAATCCAGATACCAGATGTCACCAATGGCTTGTTGCAGTTAGTGCAAACACTGGAAAGGGAAGCGGATCTGGATTCTGGCCAGACAGCCATAGGATATGGGGATATGTCGCCCAGCCAGACGAAGACTGCAACTGGGATGAGCATTCTAAACTCCAATGCCAATCGGCAAACAGCCGATGTGGTGCGTAGCGTGAGTGGCATGATCACACGCAATATAAACGCAATATATCGTTGGTTGATGGTTGACAATCCAGATCCTGCGATCAAGGGGGACTACGAGGCGATCTCAACGGGATACGAGCAATATGTTGCGCGCGAAGTTCACAACACGCAGTTGATTAATTTCCTGCAAGTTGTTGGTCAGCTTCCTCAGTTACAGCAGTACCTCAAGTATGAGGCATTCAGTAGGCCATTGCTTAGGGCGTTTAACCTGGAGCCTGACAAGGTGCTGAAGACTGAGGAACAGGTAACCATGGAGATGCAACAGGCCACACAGGCCCAGCAACAGGCGGTTCAGCAACAAGCCCAGGCACAACAGCAGGCGATGCTGGCCCAAATGCAGGCACAGACGCAGGCATCGATTGCAATCGAGCAGAACAAGGCCACCTTGGATGAGAAGCAATCCATTGGGGAAGACCAGCGCAAACTAGAGATGCAGGAGCGCCTAGAGTTGCTAAAACAGGGAAATATATTGCACCCAGTTAACTTGGAAAATACTTCTGTATTACTCCGGGAGCAAATGCAGGCGGAGCAGGCTCAGGCGATGCAACAACAGATGATGCTTGAGCAACAACAGGCACAGGAAGTAATGGCCCAACAGCAACAGCAGATGGAGCCACCGCCACAACAGGGAGGAGGAGAGATGCCTGATTTAGAGCAGGCAGACAGAGAGGCACAGCAGCGTCTTGAGGGAGGACCGACTGCGAGAGAGATCCAGATGGAGCAATTAAGGGAGAATGCCCCAGCGGCCTGAAACGAAACAGGACCTCATAGCAATGCTTAATGGGAACCCTGGATGGGAGGCCCTGAAAGAAGTTTTTGAGGCAAAGATAGAAGAGCAGTTGGATCTGGTAACAACCACCCATCTGCACGACCAGAAATCTGTGGGGAGGCACAATGCGTCTCTCGGAAAGATTGAAGCCTACAGAGAGATTCTGAGGTTTCCAAAGTCTTTTAACTAGGTCTTCACCCGCAAGGAAGGACCATCCACCAATCTAACCCGCAAGGGCACCTAGACTGGTGATTTTTCTTAATTCAGTTAAAGGGCAGAGCAATCGTTTTTTACCAGTTGAAGAAGCGGATGCTGTGACCTTGAAGGAGTTCATTGGCAACAGAGAGTGTAGAAGCTCAACCCCAGGAAGACCCTGGTACTGTAGAGCTATCTGACGAAGAGCTTTGGGACCAGGCCCCAGAGGATGGAGAGGAAGAACCTCAAGATTCTGAAGAGCCTGTAGAAGAGGAAAAGGAAGAAGTCGCAGACGAAGATGTTGAGGAGGAGGCAGAGGACAAAGGAACCGATGAACCTCAACACGATTACGAAAAGCGATACCGCGATTTAGAGCGTGAATTTCATCGTAGGAATGAAGATTCTGCTCAAATGCGTCAGGAATTTCAGGACCTACGCCTGAGACTACTGGAGCAAGAGAAGGAACTGGAGAGAGCGAAGACAACTCCGAAGGAGTCTTCCAAGACCCCAAATCCATTGGATGAGGAGGACTGGTTTTCTAAGGAAGACCGGCAAACCATGGAAGAGTTTGGTGAGTTAACTTCGACGTTCCGCAAAATTGTTCAGCATGAACTGGCAAAGAACGCACAGCCTCAAAATGAGACTGTAGCTCAGGCCCAGCGAAGGCTTGAACAGATTGAACAGGTAGTTCAACAGCAGAACCACTCTCAGTTTTTAAGGTCACATGAGGCCCACATGACATCGGAAGTGGGTGATGATTACAGGGATATAGACCGAGATCCCGGATTCCAGAGTTTTGTGCTGGCAAGCCCAGCCTTAACGAAGATGATGACAGAATCGGTTGATCCTGTAGACCACGCCAGCGTCATGAATCTGTGGTTGGACACAACCCAGGAAGGGAAAGCATATAGACCAGATCCAGTACCTAAAGCATCGCCTCAGAAGAAAGAAGCTCGCAGAAGAGCCGCCTCATCTTTGGTAAAGAACTCCGCACCACAAATAACAAAGAACCCCGATGATATGAGTTTGGAAGAACTCTGGGATTCTATCCCTGAAGGGGATGAAAAATAACCAGTTAGATAGGAGTTTAACATGGCAGCTTATGGCGGAACTGGCTCATTAAGCGGAAGTTCTTACGGGGACTTGTCGGCTAATGACGCGTTCACTATTCAGAAAAAAATGCTTCCCATTGCGAAGCGATTGTTAACTTTTGGCAAGTTCGCCCAAAAGGAAACCAAGCCCCAGAAACAGGGTTTGGAGATCAGACACAGACGATATGAGCGTTTCCCGATTGTGGATTCGCCTTTAGCAGAGGGTGTAACCCCTGACTTCGTCAGCCTTGAGCATACAACTTTGATGCACACATTGAAGCAGTATGGCTCATATGTGAACACCACGGACGTGATGATGGCAGCATCACACGACCCAATTTTGTCCACCATCGTTGAGCGTCAGAGTCAGCAGGCTGGAGAAACTCTCGATTTTCTCGCCTACAAAGTCTTCCGTGCTGGAACACAGGTAAAGTACGGAACTGGCAGTAGCTCACCGGGTAGAAGTGTGGTCAACCACACAGTAGGTGGAGTGCAACCTATTTCAGGGACCGCAGTCAACGCCAGCGCAACTTCAAAGTTGTTTGACACCGCAATCAGAAAGCTGGAGTCCAATGACGCGAAGAAGATGCGTAACATGTTGCGCGCTTCCGTTGGAATCGACACATCCCCGATCAGGGAATCCTACATTGGGATCTGTCACCCTGACCTTCGTCAGGACTTGGAAAATTTGTCTGACTTCATCCCAGTAGAAAAATATTCTGAGGCTGGACAGGCAATCGAAGGTGAGATTGGAACAGTCAAAGGTGTTCGCATCATCACCACCACACAGGCAACCCCGTTTGCCGATGCTGGTGGATCAGTTGCAGCGAATACTGATGGTTCTGGAGAGGCACAGTACGCTAAGACCACCAGTGGAACAGCTGGCTCTAGCGGGAATGCTGATGTTTATCCAATCATCATCATTGCACAGGATTTTGGAGGATGTGCAACCTTGGGTGGAATGGATTCACTCCGCTCAAAAGTGGTACTACCGAAACCTGGACCCGGTGACCCACTTGGTCAACGTGGAACTGTTGCATGGGATACTTTTTATTCCTGCATCATCCTTCAGGACCTTTATATGTACAGGATTGAGGTAGTAGCATCGGCTCTATAATCATTCTGTTACTTTTTAATTAAAACGCTCTCCGCTGCGGGAATCAGCCCCCGCAGTGCGGGGGTTCTTTCGCTCAAAATTCCGCTTACAGGAGAATAATTATGGAATCGATTTTAACTAGAATGACCAATGTCCCCCAGCAGTCGGGGATTGATTTTGTGAACTTCGCAGATGGCTCAACTTGGTCTGCGGCAACCTACAAGAGGGTGATTTTCCTTCCTCTTGGTGCCCGTGTTTCTGGGATTTGTGTGGCTGTTAGTGATGCAGTGACCACTACAACCGGGAACAACACTTTTACTGTAGGGCATGACGGGGGAGGAGTTCTTCAGTCTGACACAGGCATGGTCAATGTCGCAGTCGCTGAAGATGTAGATGCTTACTGCACCTCTGTAAACCTTGAGGCGGCTGGGTTCTCTGGCCCTGAAGGGAATGCCGGTGTAGAGATTATGGGCAAGCCCCCAACCACAACAAGTTCTGCGGAATACACCTTTGCACCTGGCACTAATGGCAAAAAACAGTGGTCTGAGTCTGGGGAAAAGGTTGTTCCTGTTGTTGGGTATATTGTTTTGGGTGATGCCCAAACTGCTGGTGCATTCCACTGGTGGGTCAACTACACATTTGATCCTAACATCGTCTGGAATCAATCAGACTTATAATTTAAAGCGGGGCTTAGGCCCCGCCAACCTTAACCGAGGGAGTTTATGTCAATAGCTGGAGGCTTGTTACCAAGCAAGCAATTGCCAGAGCAAAATCTGCATGATGCCTATGTGCAGGCTGGGGAAGGAAAGTTTGTTGTCATCCAAGAAGGGATGCGACTGGCTGCTGAGTTCAAGGACGGAAATGATGTCCCTGAAGGTTATTGCGTTATCAATATAGAATACGGAAGGGATGTGGCAGACACAGGCCCTGTGCCGGTAACGCTTGGTGAGGATACATTGGTAATTCCGAGGGGCACAGACAGAATTGTGCCGTTGGGCTTTGTCAATGTTCTCAATGACGCGGTTACAACAGAATACTTCCAGAGAGACTTGATGAGCAGTCTGACATCAAGGTCTACCCGGAGATTTGATTTCCGTGTCAAAAAGTGGCCTAAAACTGGAAGTCACCAGGGAGCCATCATCACCAAGGAAGATCTAGAAGATAGCGTAAAGCGACATGAAGTAATCGAACTAGATCAAGACTAATGAATCGAAAACAGATCCGTGAGCGCGTCGAAATCGCATTGCAGGATGTTGAGAATCGGCACTGGACGGATCGTGAGATCAATCAGTTCATAGATGATGCGCTTGTTGAATTCACAAGGATTGCGCGATACCCACAAGTTGAAGGAACTGCCACCAACCCGGGTGGTACGACTACACTTGGGGAGGCGACACAGACCGCCACGCTTTCGGTAGATGGCAAGACTGCCACTCTATCAAATTTTGGAGGATCTTCTGCTGCTCATGGTTATTCTGACAATGATGTTTTGTTGGTTTCTGGTGCCTCACCAGATGAGTATAACGGGTCTTTCAACGTCCTTGCGGCAACCACAACCACAGTCACCTACCAAGTTGATTTTGGGAACGCGGTAACGGATGCATCAGTCAGTGTCTTCAGGATAGGCCCTGTCTTTACGAAACCGTCTACTGTTGCCGAAATCACTTCAGTCTCTATTGGTGGGCGTGAGCTCGCCATTTACACAGAGTCGGAACTCAACGCTGCCGCCTCCAGCAGGGGCTACAGGCATTATATGTTGGAATCTTCAATGGGCTTCCACCCTAATGCATTTTCGGTAGCACTCAACTCAGTAGACAACACCCCTCGATGGCGGGAGCAGAATGGCCCGATAGAAGCAGTCATTTTCAATAACCGCACGTCAGACACCTTCCGCATCTACCCGCTTCCCAAAGAGGACAGGGACATATATATAGACAAGGACGCTACGGCAAAAGTCTTTAAGACAATAAAGGTGAGGGGGGTTCCAGCTGACACCAGCTTATCATCAGACACCAGTACCCCCACAGTTAATTCTTACTGGCATGAGGCATTGGTTTTCGGTGCGCTGGAAAGGTGCTGGCTCAAGGATTCCAAGGTGCAGAACATTGAGAAGAGTCAGATGTACCGCGCGAAGTTCTTAGAGCAAGCATCACAAGCACAGAGAATGGAAGGCATGACCAGCGGTGCGTTGTCAGAAGGAAGAAACCAGGGTGGTTTCAGGATTAATAGAAATCTGTAATGAAGGAACCCATGCACGGGAAAAAGAAAACAAAAAAGTCTAAGCCAAAGAAGAAAGGAATCCTGCAAAGTCAGGGTTACTATTAATGGCTACAGGAATACTGGAACGCAGGGGTTTGACCAAGAAGAAAAGGTCGCCTGCATGGACTCGCAAGGAAGGACAAAATGAAAAAGGAGGGCTGAATGCTAAGGGTAGAGCAAGTTATAAGCGTCAAACTGGGGGGACGCTGAAACCGCCGGCACCAAACCCCAAAACCAAAAAGGACAAGGGCAGGCGCAAAAGTTTTTGCGCTCGGATGAAGGGGATGAAGAGCAAGTTAACCAGCAGTAAAACCGCTAACGATCCGAATAGTCGGATAAACAAAAGCCTACGGGCTTGGAAGTGCTAAAGGAGAATAATGGCTAAACGTGGACTTTACGAAAATATCCACCGAAAGCGAAAAAGAATAGCCCAGGGGAGTGGAGAAAAAATGAGATCGCCGGGGGACAAGGGCGCTCCATCAGCCAAAGACTTCGCCAACAGTGCCAAGACCGCCAAGCCTTACAAGAAGAAAAAGAAAAAAGTGGGAATGCTTGAGTCGAGAGGAATGTAATGGCCGCAGGGCGTTATGACATCACCATTGAGCAGGGTGCGACCTTCAGCCTGCCTATAAGCTACAAGGACAGCAATGACGCTGTCATTGATTTGTCATCTGGATATACAGCCAGGATGAAGATCAAGGAATCTGCTGGTGGGACTGTCATTGCGTCTACAGAGTCTGCGGATTCACCAAAGAACACATTATCAATCGCCTTAGCCGCTTCTGGGAACAACATCACAGTTTCAATGTCAGCAACAAACACAGCCACAATGGACTTTGATAATGCTGTTTATGATTTAGAGATTGTCAGCGGTGCCGAGGTTACAAGGGTCCTTGAGGGGAAGGTTAAACTGTCTAGGGAGATCACTGTATGAGTGTAACCATTTCTCCCACCCAGCATCAGGTCACTGTCAATCCCACGACCAATGTTGTCACTGTCAATGCCGCAGCCAATGTGGTCACTGTCACAGCACCTGGGCCAGTTGGTCCTCAAGGTGGTGCTGGCGAAATAATGTCTGCAACCGCAACTGTGTCTGAAGTTGCAGTTGATAGTAATGGGAATTCTCAAGACCCGACGGTAGCAATATCACTTGGAGGCACAACTACGCAGAGAACCATGGCGTTCTCTTTTGGTGTGCCGACGGGGAAAAGCGGGGTCATTCAGTCTGTTGCCGTAACTGGCTCAGACGGTATTCAGGTTGATTCAGGCTCTCCCATCACGACTGCTACTGGGACTATTGCCCTTGGCGTGGATGCTTCTGCACTTAGGACACACATTAATGTGGAGGATGGGGCAACCGGGGACCAGACCAACGCAGAAATCCGTGCAGCAGTTGAAGCCGCAACAGACTCGAATGTATTTACTGACGCAGACCACACAAAACTGAACGGCATTGAGACTGGTGCAACCGCAGACCAAACAGGTGCGGAGATAAAAACCGCCTACGAGAATGAATCTGACACCAACGCATTTACGGATGCCGAAAAAACGAAATTAGCAGGTATTGCCACAGGGGCCGAGGTCAATGTTCAATCTGACTTTAATGCTGTTTCTGGTGATGCGTTTATTCTTAACAAGCCTGTTGTTGGTGATGGTGGACTTACTCAGAACAATTTCACTGATGCGCTCAAAACAAAACTGGATGGGATTGAGGCAAGTGCGGATGTAACGGATGCCACCAATGTTGATGCTGCTGGCGCAGTGATGAATAGTGACACCACAACCGCATCAATGAGTTTTGTCATCGATGATGACACGATGGGCACCGCAAGTGACACGAAACTTTCAACAAGTGAAAGTATTAAGGCATATGTTGACGCTTCTGTTGTGGGGCTTCTTGAATATCAGGGTGGATATAACGCAAACACTGACACACCAAATATAGAAGCTTCTCCATCTGGTATTAATAAAGGGGATGTCTACGCTGTCACCCATGCTGGTTCATTTCACAGTATTGACCTTGAGGTAGGGGATGTGCTTCTTGCAGAAGAAGACAACCCAAATGCACAGTCTAAATGGACTGTAATTAACAAAGATTTAAACGCTGGTTCGATCAAAACTTCATACGAAAGTAATAGTAACACCAACGCCTTCACGGATGCGCTTTTAACAAAACTCAACGGCATTGAAACAAGTGCCACGGCTGACCAAACAGCTAGTGAAATAAAAACAGCATACGAGTCAAATAACGATACTAACGCTTTTACAGATGCGCTGTTAACCAAACTAAACTCTGTAGAATCTTCAGCGGATGTAACTGATACAGCAAACGTCAACTCCGCTGGTGCTTTCATGCACACAGACATCCCAGATTCTGATACTGGGTTCATCAAAAGGACAGGCTCAGAGACTTACGATATTGACACCAGCACATACGATCTTGAAGGAACTGGGGTTGCTATGAGCATTGCCCTTGGCTGAGATAAATTATGGCTAACACATTTAAAAGCAGGCACATATCGAGTGTGAGCAATAGCTCCGCTGAAACTATAATCACCGCCCCATTATCAAGTCAGGTAATTGTCATTGGTTTGCAACTGGCAAACAAGGGTGCAAGTGAGATCAAGGCAACTGTAACCATAGGTAATAGTGCAGACTCGGACACTGGTGACATCACTGTTCTTCATCAGGTTGCAGTGCCGAAAAACTCGATGGTCAGTGTTTTTGTCGGGGACAAGATTGTTATGGAGCAAAGCGACACGTTAAAGGTCTTATCTGACACAGCAACAGCCCTGGATGCTACAGCTTCTTACTTAGAAATTACATGAGAGTAGTTGGGACCAGAATCCCTACTGTAGGGGAAGATAGAAAATTTTACTCAACGGCTGATTCAACCGCTACGGCTGGGCAGACGGTATTTGCTGTCAACTATGACGAAGGCAAAGTTGCAGTATGGCTGAACGGAATTCGTCTGGTACAGGGACAGGACTTCACCTACACCGCTTCTGGGGTAGGGAGTCAGATCACACTTTCTTCTGGGATTGTTGCAAATGACTATGTTGAAGTCGTTGGGTATCAAGGCATCTACTCTGGCAACGCTCTTGTGGAGGACCGCTTTGTCGTTGGGACAAGTTCGACTGGCAGTGGTGGTGCTTACACTAACAGCACTACCGTTTTTCCTGTTGCTAGTAACGCTGGTGATCTTGTTTGTGTTTATCGCAACGGCATCAAGCTTGTGCATACGACTGATTTTACGGTTGATGCATCGGCTTCAACAGTCACTCTCCAAAGCGCATCAAACACCGCAGACGAAATAACAGTCCACGTTATTGGGATACTGCAACACAGCAACTTTGTATCTGTAACTGGGGGGACGTTTACAGGGGATGTGGTATTTAACAGTACAGGCGCAATCACTGTCCCTGCTGGGACTACCGCACAACGTCCGGGTACGCCTTCTACTGGGGACACACGCTTTAATACAACGACAGGCTCTCTTGAGTTTTACGATGGAACAAACTGGGTTTCCACCAACTTAATCCCAAGCATTAACTCAATTACTGGAACAATCTATGAAGGATTGTCAGGAAGGACATTAACTTTATCGGTAAGCAACGCAACCGATACGATTGATGTTAAATACTACGAAAGCGGTACGCTGTTAGCGACTGACACAAACATAACAGTAACAAGTGGATCTGCGACTTCAACTGTTCCTTCTGCGGTATATGGACAAACTGCTGGGGATACGATTTCGATTCAGGTGTTTAACCAAGACAGAACACCTTCGTCTAACAGTATAGATAAAACAGTTTCAGCGCTACCTTCTGGTGGTACTAAAACAACTTCAGGTAATTACCACATACACACCTTTACTACATCTGGAACCTTTACTGTCCCATCTAACCTTACTCTGAGTAGCGTTGAGTATCTTGTTATTGCGGGTGGAGGTGGCGGTGGCGGTTCTACTGCTGGAGGAGGAGGTGCTGGAGGTTATCGTTGTTCTGTTGCGGGTGAAACCTCTGGGGGTGGAGCAAGTGCAGAATCGACGCTTTCATTATCAACAGGTAGCTACACTGTTACTGTAGGCGGGGGTGGAGCAGGTTCACGGAGGGGTGACGCTGGCTCCCCTAACAACACTAGCGGAGTCTCCAGTGTATTTGGCA